CGCTCATGGAGTTCCATTCGGAAGCCGTGAAAAAGACTTGTTCACCGTCTTCAATTCGGAGAGTAGCCAAAGAAAGGTCAAGAAGCGTACCTGCCCATTGCATATATTTGGCGATGTCGCTTGCGGGGGTGTTTTCATTTACAGTTGTAAAACCTATTGACTTTAAAGCTTCTATTTGGTCTTGTTTATTCAGGCGCAGAAGCATGGCGCTGGCGATATTCTTATCCATTTTATTGTATAATATTAAGTTAATACTATTCGGAAGCAACAGCTCTCACATGAAGAAGGGCTGAATTTTTGTTTTGATTCGTAATACGCCCGGTATTCAGTTCGAATGTCCAGGCGGAGTTAGTATCCCAAATTGTTGATGACCAGTAGTATTTATCAGTCATCAGCATACTATCACTACTCCAAAAGGTACGCATCATCTCATTGATTTTATCGCGATAGCGGTACATCAGAAGCATTTGGCCGGATGAAGGAAGGAACCAGTTGGATTCATCCTCGATACCGTCACTTTCCAAAGTGTAGGCACGGTATGCACGGGCGGCTTCGGCAGCCGGCGCACCGATTACACCGCTATTGTTTTGCTCTTTCAGGGTAGTGATAATCAGGTCGGTATCTTCCTCACCCGTGAAGCAGCCGTACATGGCACCCAGTCCTTTTTGGTTCAGGCCGTCTATGGCTTTACCCTGACCGCCCCAATAGAAGGTAGTAGTCATATCGGCATTATAGCACTCCTGGGCGGCGATTACGAAGGAGTGTCCATGGGCACGGATACGAAGCCCGCGTTTGATATACAGTTGCTTATTAGCGAGCGTAAGGGAGTTCCATTCGGCAGCAGTAAAGTATGCCTTGGAGTTATCCGAAATACGATTACAGGCAAGATGCAGATCAAGCAGACCGGCGGCCCACTTGATACGTTGTCCAAATTCAGATGCGCGGGAATTCTCGGTGACATCCGAGAAGCCCACGGCGTTCAGTGCTGCCACTTGTGCCTGTTTATTCAAGCGAAGCAGCGTTGCGCTTTGTTCATTCGTCATAGTTACTTGTTGATTAAATCATTAATATCCATATTGTCTTCAGCGAAGCGTTCGAGATATTCTTCGTAGGTTTCGCCGTTATAATATTCAAGGACTTCATTGATGTTGTCCAGCGTTACGTTATCGTAGTACGGTTCTCCGCCATAAGACTCATTATTGAACCAGTTGATCAGGTCGATGTAGGCATCTATGACGGTAAGGATGACAAGGCCGTCAATACCGGATTCAAGGGATTCGATTTCATCCGTTTCACGGATAACTGTCAGTTCATACGTGCCGTTGACTACCGGTTTATCCTGTCTGTTGCCGTCCTCATCCATTCCGGCAACTCCATATTCGAGAATGGCAAGAAGCTCGGAGCCGTCAGCCTTCAGGGTCATGTTCGAGATACGGAGCATGGAAAGTTTACGGGATGCCGCTTGTGAAGCGAGGACGTCACGGAGCATCTGAATGGCGTCAAGTTGAGGCGACGTTTCAAGACGCAGGCGTTGGACGTTCGGCATGGATTCTATATGCAGGCCGGACGGGGCGGAAAGACCGGTATAGGTCAGTTCAGGAAGACCGACAAAACGGAGGCTTGTCATTGTTGGTGGAAGAGAGATGTCATTAATCGGAGAAGTCTCTGCAAGAGTGATGTTCTCCAGTTTGCTACCGGACGCATTGATATGGGCGATACGTGGGCATTTGTCGGTAACGAGCGTAGCGATTTGTGTGTTCCGGATATCGAGTGATACGAGGAAGGGCATTTCGCCGCAGTTCAGCGAGGTAAGCGGTGCGTAAGAACCGATGGATTGTTCTGTATGGGTGTCAGAGCCTAAGATAAGGGTTTCCACAAGTTGCATGGCGGAGAAGCTCACCGTACTTGACAGGGAGATTTCAGACAGGTCGAGCAGCTTCATGCGGTCAGCCTGATAGATATACAGCAAGGCGCCTTCCTCATGTGAGAAGTTGGTGAATACATATTCTTCGCCCGCTTCAAGGAAGCAGCTTTCGGAAAGGTTGCCGCTAGCGTCATTGCCGACACCGAAGTAACCGTTTTTAGCAGCGACAATCCGGATGGTGGCGTTTGATTTGGAAGATACGCGCCCGGAAATTACACCGCTGAAGAAATCACCAGTTTGGAAATAGCCGTCACGAATACGCCAACGTCTTTCGATGAAAGACGGAAGGGCGGTAAGTCCAAGACCTTGCAGGGCATAGAAGTAAATAGCATCAGAGGTGGCAGTATAGGAGATGTATTTCCGTTCACCGTCGTAAGAACTAACCAGTTTCTGCCATTTTTTGAGCCGTTTGTCAATGAAGAAATGCGTAGCTCCTTCGGGTGAGAACGGGTGCAGGGTGACGCCGTCAATGGTCGCCTGAACGTTACGCATGGCGGCGGCAACGGTACGCAGGGAGAGTTCCGTACCGGATGAGTCAGTCCACACTACTTGCTGGAGATAGATGTTATTAAACAGAACGGAGCCGTAGCCAGCATAAGGGTTAGTGAATGTTTCATCGCTCGTCCGGTTGGGGTCCACCTCGGCATCAACCGTGCAACCACCGTCGTTGTCCTTGCTATTGAGCGTATCGCAGTCATAGATTTTATTCAGGTACATGCGCATGGCATCCTCGGAGCTGTACACACCGTCTGTTACGGAAGCATACTCTTCCAAGAACCACATCGGCTGCATATTCTTGGCGCGTTGGTCAGTGGCGGCAAGGTAGTCGGTGAAGATGTCATAACTCAAGACACTTTCTGGGCAGGCGTATTTATACAGGTTTTCCTTCCATGTTCTTTGCCAGTTTCCGCCTTTGGAGTAATCGCAGGAATCACAGAAGCGCAACCATCGGTAGAGGTTATAGGGCACTTTCTTACCCAAAGCGTAATCAATGGCGAGCTGGTCATCATCGACAAGCGATTCAAAGTAGTAAGTCCATGCCGGGAAGGTATCAGCAGAGATAGTTCCGTTATCCACGAGTTTTTGAACCCATGAGGACTTGTCCGTTTTCATGGCCATCATATCCTGAACAGAACCAACGCCCTGAAACCAGTCCATACCTTGGTAGTTAAGAAGTTCGAAACCTTCAACCGGATTCAGGACGTCACCGGTGACATTCCATTTGCCGTTTTCATACTTCATGGAACCGGACTGCTTTTTCCATGAGCTGTCCTGATACCTCATTATCCGGTACGAACTACCGCAATACAGGGAAAGCAGGTACACGCTGTCCGTATCGAGTCCGTCAGTCTGTTTGAAGCGTATCTCAATTGCGTCTAAAGTTTCGTCAGGAGTACCGAAGAACTCTATGAAGTCACCATAATTCAGGCAACCTTTGTTATAGCCGGGGGTATCTTTGAAGCCGAGGGCGAACTGTTCCCCTTTGTCTTCTTTCCAGTTGCCTTTGGCATGGAAATAGACGTTTTGCAGGCTGTCATCCTTACACCGATAGGTGGCTACCGGGTGATTGGCGGTAGAGTGGTTCATCTGCAAGTCTTCGATATGCAAGTCACCGCTGTCAAATGTTCCGTCAAATGCACGTTGGACAGGTGTCATATAGTTACCACCTAAGGCACGGTATGTAACGTTCATCATTTCACAGGCGCCGCAGTCGTTCGCATTGCCGGAATCGGAGTAATCGACTTTTACGGTAATGACATCGACCGGGATTGTATTATCACCGACCTGTACTTTGTTGATGGCAGCCAAGGCTATTGCACGGCGTCCTTCCTCCGTCGTATCGTCCGGATTAAGTAGTATGATTCGAGTGTCCTTGTTTTTGCCTTTACTCTTGGCGAGGTAGTAGCGTTTATTCTTTACCGGGCGTTTGGCAGAGGTGGTTCCCTGGTTGCGGGTTTGGACACTCACGGCCTTGAAATTACGCCACGGGCGTTCGGGGTCAAAGTAATAGAGCGTGATGTATATCTTCGTACTAGTGGAAGTGGTGCCGTCCAGTGCTTCTATATCGGAGCCTTCATAGGGGCATTCGACAATGTAAGGCATACCGCGTGAATAGATTTCGGCAGCTGACGGGCGGCTTTGGGTACTACCCTCGGCTGTCTGGCTTTTAAGGACGTCCTCAAAGGCGTATTCCTTCACCATTACCTCTGTATCGGTCAGACGGACAAGGTAGTTCTTGAACGCCTGTGCCCATTCCATATAGGAGTTCCAGGCCATCATGTAATAAAGATACAAATCACCCAGTTTGCCGTCCATCGTTATATACTTGGTTTGAATCAGGGAGCCGCCGCCCGGAACATAACCAAGACAGGCGACTTCCTCACCGTTGAGGAAGAGTTTCATCATGGAATATCGTGTGCCGTCACGTTCGACGTAGTTGCTTGCAGGTTCAACAACTACGGCTACGGTTATCTTTTCACCCTGCCGGTAGGCGCGTTCTTCACGACGGGCGACACCATTGTTACAGAAGATGCCGACCACCCGGCCGGTGACATAGAAGCCGGCACCGGACGTTTCGTCATAGCAGCTAAGGAGCAGGGCATCATCATCGGTCACGTTCTTGGAAGCGAAAGCGAACTGGATGGCGGCACCGTTGGATTCGATGGACGAGCCGGCAAACGGGGCATGGTTTAATGACACGCCCACATTCTCGGCTACGCGAAGGCAGTTCTCACCCAAGAATGTGCCAAAACCGTTGGTAGTCCAGTTGGCACCGTCCACTTTCATTTCATAATTACCGCTGACAATGCTATGGTCAGTTTCCTGATTGGTACGGGATGAGAAGTCAAAGTTATAGATGGCGCCTTCTTTTATGGCGGCATCAATGGCGGAACCGCTAACTGTCACCCGGACAGGTTCGCTAGTCACGTCCTTGCATACGGCAGTATAGTTGACCGTATCGGTGCCGTCAGCCTTGTAGCCCTGCAGTTGTTGTTTGACCTGATAGGTTTTGTTACGACTGGCAGCAATTTGTGTTACCTGCACGTTATTGGCTTTCACGCTGACGGGTGAAGTCATTTCCAACGGGTCATAACAGGCAACATCAAGTTCTACGGTTTCGTACAGTCGGACTACTCCACCGTTTTTATCATCGTATCTCAAGGCAACAAGAGGTGTGGAACTATTCGGGTCAATTACCATGACAGCCGTGTAGATGACATTTCCTTTCACTCCGGATGCGACATCCGTTCCTTGGATGCGCAAGGGATAGGTACCGTGTTCTAGGCCGAGGGAAGCAGGGCGGATTACAACGGAGTGCGAGTAGTTGTCATTTACAACGGTGGTAGACAGGGATTGCCATTCACCATTAATCTTGATGTCAACCTGGGCACTGATACCTTTATCAGAGGTGTTGTTTCCGAACTTATAGAGTGGAAGGCTGAAACTTTCAGTTGTCGGAGTAAGCAGAGTTTCAGGGGTATAGTTGAGCACCTGCACACAGGTACAGGTAATATCAACAGCTGTTACATTGACATTCTTGGAACCGGTGTTGCCGCTTTCGTCAGTGGCTATCAGCTTGAATTTCCGAGTACCGGCAGCCGTAAAGTATGTGGTGAAGTCCAGTTCAAAGGAGAAGTCCTTCATGTCACCGGAAGATGCTTTGTTGACGGTTTCAGTCCAGACGGTAAGCCCGCTTTCACGGTCTACGAGTTCCAATTTCTCAATCAGGTTGTCAGAGGATTCGACACCGTTCGAGGTCACAGAACGAATGGCAGCAAAGGTTCGTAACGTGGAGCCGTAAGAGCCATAGACAGGTGTCGACTGGAAAGCAATGGCAACAATGGTACCACCAGTCTGACCGCCGCCACCCGTGCCGATAGCGAACTGCACTTCATCGCCAAGGGTTTCACCGGCAGCGTTCTTCATCTGAAGTTTTACAATACCTTCTGTTTCCACGTTTACGTCGAGGTTGGCCGGAACATAGGCATAGGCGCCACCAGTTGAAAAGGCGTCCTTTCCCCCTTCCGCCGGTTCATCGGAAGTTTCAAAAACGGAACCGCCACCACCATTCCCGAAGGGTTTCCAAAGAGAAGGGGTCGCAAAATCGGACACAGCACCCTGGAACTGCCGGGTTTCCATTTCATACTCGCCTGTTTTGTAAGTAATGATGAGACCCGTTCGCTCATATTTGACGCCAGATTCCTGTTGATAGGAGACAATGGCGGCAATAGCGGTTTCAAGGGTATAGTAGCCGTCTTTCAATGGGCGGATCTCATCAACAATGACGATGGGGTGTGTTACATCGTCAGCGGGCGTGCCGCTCTTCATATCCTCAAGGGCTTGCTTATCCTCGGCGGACAAAAGGCCGGCTTGTTCAAGGGTAGCAGAAGGCAGACGGAAGCTGTCATCCGTTTCTTTACCGGTTGTTTTGGACACTTTCTTAAAATACACATTGAGATAGGAAGCGTCAGACAGGACGGAGAAAGAACCCGGTTTGATTATATCGGAAGGGATATTTTTCATTGTATCTTCCAAAGACTTTCCACGGTTGCCGGGGAAAGCTTCTTCTTCACCTTCCCCAAGAGACAACGGTTCAGGCAGACATTCAGAAGGAACTTTACTTTCTTCGTTCAAAGGAGCGATACCGTTCGCTTTTCCTATCCTTTCCTCAAAGTCATTTATTACAGAGGTCCATTTGCCCCATGTAACACTCTCATTGGAAACAATACCTATTCGTGAGATTGTACAAACTGTACCTAAATATACACCTTCGGCATTGTCTGACATGGTAGCCAGTTGTATACACGAAGTGAATGATTGACAAACCTTATTAAGCTCCAACCGTTCAATTTGTATATTTACAGGAATCTTAGACGAATCAACAGACAAAATACACCGATAATTCCCAATAGAAGAATCCCCAGAATACATTGTTTTTAATTTATCTTTAAAGCTACCAATAGTAGTAAAAGAGCCAATACTTTTAAATGGGTCAGTCAAAGGATTGGATTTATCAGACACTCCTGTTATACGTTTCAATAACTCGGCGTCTCCATCCGATAAATCTTTTGCAATCTTATTGACATTCTCCACTAATGCATCAAAATCACCATTCACCATTTTAGCAATGGTACTTGAAAGTAAATCAATAGATATTTTCCGACCGCCACTAACTTCAACGTACATATCTTTGGATAGCTCTGTTGTATCAGTCAGTTGCTCTATTGTAAGACTGTTTGTCTTCAACGCTTGTAACACAAGGCTAATAATCTGTTGTTTTTCTGTTTCTGTCATAATTCTCTTTTTTAATCATTTTCATATACCCATACAAGCTCAATGGTCATACCAAGATTATCTATGTCGCAATCATAGACATTATCAAGATAAAGTTGGAACTCCTTCAGAGCACCAATATCTCCACCGTTAATACCTTTCAAGACACATACACCATCCCTACTGATTACACTCCCTTCAATGAGGTTAGTATACGAATCTCCTTTATATAGTACAGCACGCAAATTTATCGAACCGTTGTCCAAATCGTTCTTTAGTCTATCCAGTCCATTAACTGTAAGTTTACCGTAACCTCTTCTACCAATATACTTGTTATCTATGTCAGTCGTCTTGATTGCAATCAAATCCCAATATGAATTTTCATCAACACCTAGGTGATGAATACTGTTGACAGTAACCATAGTATCACTATTAATAGAAACTCCAGTATTAGGAATAGCCTTAGTCATATTGATATATGCTCCGACCTCTGCAACCTCACTTTCTGAACCATACTTGATACTACGCATTCCTTCATCATCTGCTATCCTATAAGCACCGCTTTGTACACACCTCATAGCAAGCTGGTTATTCCATTCCAAAACTGGATTCATCGTTCTTACCTTCTGTAACATTTGATTGAACACAAAACTCTTCAATCCCTCTATTTGCTGGTTAAGTTCCGGAACATTACTTTCCTTTCTGGTATATCGGACACCATCAAAGTAGACGTAATTACAGCATAAGACACGATTCAATAATTCAGCAAACCACACAGGGCATCCCATCCCATTTCCAAGCGTGAATAATACTGTTGTATATTCGTGGCTGAATAGCTCAACAATATCCTCATCAGAGGTCACGAACTGCTCATTATCCACACCGAACGTCCATCCGTTATCTTTGAAACCACCAGGAACGCGAAAATCAAAAAAGTATTGCATCCCATCTATCCACCAGACAGCATCAAGACGCTGCTTATTATCTTTCATTGAATACTGAATAAGGCTGGTTTCTGATAACTCACATTCATCGTCCGTAACTTTAAAAATCTCACTCGTATTCCCATTAACTGTTACAGTATAGTATCCACATGGAAGCAATGAAATGTTATAGAAATAAAGAATCTTATCATCATTCATCTTCCATGAGCTTAATGATACAGGTGTAGATATATTACTTAAAAGATTATTAATGTAAACAATAGGCTCCTGCTCTCTGGGCGTCAAAATCAATTCAACAAAAATCCGGTCTGTACGTGCAAATAACTGCACATATTTGCTCTTCGCTCCAAACTTATCGGTAGACGGAGAAAAAAACAGTGGGGTAAACGGGCTTATAATCATATTCTAGGCTTTTGTTATTGAACGGACAAATAAATCATACTTCACTCCCTCATTTCTCTCAACCACACTACTCACCTCTTTGATGTAACCTTCGTAAACAAGGCCACCTTTTTGAATCTTAATCGTTCCATCATCTGTTTGTGGAATATCCTCATCAAAGGTTGTAAATGAAACATCTCCACAAGTGACCAAATGCTCTTCAAGTATAAAGTCATCAGTTAATTTCACATCATTGACTATAACATTGCTATTCCCATCCGAAGAAGCATAATGAAGAGAATCAGCGAACATGCCAATATACTTAGCATTAGCTTTCAACATAGCTTTCTGCCAATACATAACATTAAACATTGCATCAGGATTTAGAACACCTGCAATCTTCCAATCCGCATTCCTTTCTAGTACATATTCCGCTTTCCCAATAACCTTATTATAAGCGAGCATTGCGCCAACGATAAACACATCATTATCACTTTCGTTATCAGTAGAACTACTTCCCCTTTTCTGTGACACGATTTCCAAGCCATAAGCATCTGCACGATAAGGACTCACTAACTCTAGTGTATTGTCTGTTACTTGCAATCCAGTAGTATATTCAGCAGTAAATCGAAATTCATCACGACCATTCAAGCATTCATAATCAACTTTATCATAACCAACTTTAACTCGTGCATATATCCTAGAACTGTCTACTTTAAATTGAAAATCTGAAATGCTTCTTGATATATTCTTATTACCATTAAAAGTAAATAAGCTGTCACGATGGACAAACTTTACAATATCCCCCTCAATCTTCTGAACAAAGCCAAAACAGGCTTCCATCCAGTCTACAAACTTCGTATATGAGGTATATAATTTAGCAGACAATATCCCACGAATACTTTCGGCAGCCAAAATAAGGCAATTGTCCAACCGATTGTCTACACCGGAAGCTATCTCGCCTTTTATACCCCCTTTACCACCATTCATACTTTTGAGCAAACTATTCAGAACAGTAATAGGTTTTACCACATCTATATTGATAGGTGATGCTATTGAAGTCCATTTAACCTGTAGTGAATATTTAGAAAAATACACCTTTCCAGGTCCGTTAACATTCATATTACCTATCGGATCATGTATGACAAATTGAAGACATTCACCATCTTGAAGGTCTATTGCATAAACATCCCGATATTGTTCGGGTCTATAAGTGTCTTTTTCTGTTGTATGTGTATTTCCTGAATAATCGGTATTTATCCAACTCGCAATAGTGCTTGTGGTACCGTTCCCATCAACTTTAGCAAGTGTCAACATTACATCTCCTCTGCCTAAATAAAAGTTGAATTCGGGAGTTATATATACCTTGACTGGTTTATGCGCCCTTAAAAAAGCAGGTACAGAAGTATCTAAAGTCACAGAATTTATTTCTACAGGACTATCTGATTCTGGTAAGTCTTTTTCTACGACTTCCAATGGAAGAGACTGGAATATAGTTTTTCCTGTTATATCTCTTGAGAAATCAACATATTGCCCTCCATCTTCTAAAGAGTATCCACCACATATATAGTTCGCGTAGTAATTAAACGGTAGTCTATCATAATAAAGCTGATATGTATCTTTTATCTCATCTACCAAATACTCGTACTGTGTACCTTTATTGGCTTTTATGATACTAGCGACACTATCATCTATCAAATTAATAGAAACAGTATTTCCATCATAGGTCAATGAACCGAAATCCAGTCGGCAACTGAAGAATTCTTCATAAGTATGAGAATTAGTTATAGTATAAACAGTGATACTAGCATTAGAAGCTAGGTATTTGCTCAAATACTCCTCCAATATGAGATCATAGGCTTCTCCCACAAACTGGAATTTTGAAGTAAAGGTTCTAGTTATTCCTTCAAGTCCGGAGCGTTTACGGGAAAACTTTATTTCATCCCAATTCTGAATACAAGATTTGGGAATATCATAGGAAATACTATCAACGGTAAGTACATATTTACAAAGCATTTTAACTCCTTTTGAACGTTCACGAGCAAATATATAGAAAAAGCCAACCGGTTTTCCGATTGGCTAAATTCTTGAAAATCACGCATTACAAAACACAGATGTAAGCATCAGATTTTAAGCATATTACGAAATTATCTAGTAAAAATAGAATTTATAAGGTAACCGGAATCAACTTAAAAACTATGTATCAATATAGTCTTTATATAAGATTTTATTCACTTTCAACTTATAAACGTTATTAGGATCATAATCCATCTTAAAATACTGAACTCCTTCTCCTAAAATTTGCATTATATTCTTTACATTACTTTCAACGCATCTATAACCGAAATAAATCGCTTCAATCATAGAGTTCTTATCAAGAGGAATTTGAAGATGATCATCTTTACAGCTTGGGTCATAACTAATTAATCTTATTTCATTTTCATATTTCCATTCTGTAGATTTCCATATAAACAAACTATTTGTATCTTTCTTTTTAGTTAAAATATCACATTTCTCATTTTTAGAGAGATAATGCACCCTCTTTAAATATTTATGAGAATAACCATTACCCTGAGCCTGTTTTATAAATACCGTTGAAAGTTTATATCTAATACAAAAACCTTTATGAGCATCAGCATAATGAGACCACATGACCACCTTTCTTATTAGGTTATTATCTAAACTTAATTTTTTATTTCCGACAAAACTTCTAATTTTAAAATATTGAAAAGAGTCACTGAAAGGCTTTATATGAGCATTATTTTTACAAATTCTATTCAAATTACTTTCACTTGACCACAAAAGAAATAGACTATCAAAGGGGTCATTCATTTTAGAAGGATGACACACTGTTATAGTATTTGATATTAAATCAGACAAAGAATAAATACTCACACTTCTAAATGAATAAACAATTCCTGACTTTACACCGTCAAAATCAGACTTTAATTGGATAGAATAATACTGTGACTTTATGTAAAATTCAGTCGCTTTATCTTGTTCACCTAGGATTGCATATATTTCTCCTGCAGCTCTATAAACATATGCTTGCAAAGAAGGGAAAAAAGTTCCCAACTCACACTTTAAATCATTTTCATCATACGCTTCAATCATATGAATAGAAGTATTAATTTCTATCATTGCGTTAGATAAATCTTGCTTATCCAAATACACACGTGCTTTCAAATAATGTGCCTGATAACAATCTATATCATCCAACCTAGAAAAATACTCTTCTTGCGTTATTTTAGAACCATAAAATTCATTAGCAAGTACCTCCAATTCATTTGTGGTTATTATTTTTTCATCCATTATAGTTTATAAAAAAATTATTCAAAATTAAATATTCAAACATAATATATTTTCGTGATATTATAAAGTTAATTCTCTAATAAGTCACACTATTAATATTTGAATTCTTGAAGTAGCATTTTCCGACCAGAAGAAATACGACTTCTTACAGTTCCAACAGGAATGTTCAGGATTTCACTTATCTCATCATATGAATACCCACTAGCATAATACATCACACTATCAATACAACGGGATTTTTTAGCACACCGTTGTATTGTGGAAACCAAATCATCAAACAGTATTGAATGAGCTGTACAGTTAGAAATGGCACTTCCGTCTACCATATCAAGCCCTGTAAAATGTATAAGGGAATTTCTATTGTATCTTATTATATAAGTATTCCTCATTATAATAAGGCACCACGGTTGAAGTGGTTTAGAACAATCAAATTTATCACGATTCACAAGTAGCTTATAAACTGTATCACCGGCTAAGTCTTCAGCATCTTGCATGGAACAGCAGAATTTTCTTGCCACCTTTAATATCCAAGGATATATTTCTGATAATTCCTTTTCAAAGTCCATTGTCAGCCCTCCTTATTAGGTGTATCTTCGGTTCGCCATTAATGCACCTTTCCACATATTTCCGGTGCATGATACTTTGTTCGTGCATTTCCTTAGCAGAACGCTCGATTGAACTAATAAGAGTGCCTATATCGGGGGGCAATAAGGCAATCATTTTTTTTACCTCGGACACTTCTGCCGTTATCCGATTACACTTCGTCTCTAATGTACGTAATTCTGACAATAAAACATTGTATAAATGCCTATTTATACAATGGATGCTGTTTTTTCTATTCATAAAAAAGTCGTTTGTGATTCTAAAGGAGATGTACAAACGACTGTATGAAATAATTCGCTTTAATTAAAAATTAATCGAATTACAGCATATATGTAATACCAATATTATCATGTGCTTCTTTTTCTGATCGATATTTCAACATCAGCTTGATGAACGATATTCGCATAGACAGCAGCATTAATTACGCGGGAATCAATACTCATTTTAAAGAATGTCATTAGAAAAGCAATCTCTGCATCAAAAGAAGAACGAATTTGTTCAGGAGTAGCCTTACTTCCTTTATGTTCCTCACTGCGTCTCTCCTCATTCCGTTTTTGCTCAAAAATTGCAGAATGAAGTAAATAATCAAGCTTCGATATAACTTGCTCATCACTCATATCCCGGATATCTACATTTAGTTGGCCCAACACCTGACGAACATCATCATAAAAGCCAAGAGAAACAAGAGTCTGACATATACGAAGGCTCAATAGTTTGGCACGTTCCTTCACCATATCCTCTTTGTCCATAATCATAGCCTGCATACCTGAAGGATTAACAATGCTTCTGTATTCGATAATTAATTTAGATGCCATCTCTTTAAGCATGCTTTCAGACACAGATCCGCGACCCGAAAGCAAACAAGCATAGTTTCCACATGAAAGCTCAATGAAATCATTCAATGTTATCTGATTTAATCTTTCAATCATAGCTATTTCAGTTTAGACAACTTATACAGTTCAAAATCACGGTTAGACGCATCCTGACGCTGCATTTTAAGACTCTTCATCAAAAGGAGATTTGTTCTATCAACTCTTTTTTCTAATCGGGAATAATCATTGAAAACAATGGTGTCACCGGAAGAAGATGCAAAATATGTCGGTGAAAATGTAGGAAAGTCCCAATCCGGCATATCAAAATTAGAGATATCTACCTTATCAACATCAGGAAAGACTTGTGCACCTTTAGGAATATCAACTAAAGTTGGAGCATCAGGAGTAATCCATGCTTTTCCAGAATACATGATAACCTCATGTTTACCAGCATCACCAACTAAAGCGGTACCGCCAGGATGCCTATCATTACCTTTAGTACCGTCTGCATAGGAAGGAATAGGAGTTGCAAGAATAGTTGCAACCTGAATTGCTCCCATGGCACCAATAACAATAGATAAAGGAATATTCGGTAAAGCTTCAGTTATTGCCAGTGCAGTGGCTATTCCAGCTTGAGCGACACTAGTCGCCTTTTCCCAAATGGCTTGTTTACGTGCCATTTCTTGTTTTTGTTTTTCTAGTTCAGCATTTTTTGCTTCTGTCAAAGATTTTGCAGCACGTTTACGCGCTTCTGCTTCTTCTTCGGAAATAGCACCTGACTCTGCCAGTTTATCAACCCGTTCAACATCTTTATCATATTTTTCATCATTAGCATCCTGCTCTTCCTCTATCTTATCAATTTGAGCATCATAAAGTGTAGAAACAAGATTTCCAATAGTCCCTACAGCTTGTGATGCAGTTTGCAACCATTTTTTGAGATTCTTTTGGCGTTCTTTTAACGCTTTATCTTCAGCTTTAGTAATATTTTGAATAGCACTTATCTGTAATTCTGCCTCCTTTTTAGCGAGAGCAGCCTTCAAAACATACAACTGAGTAACAATCTTAGTACGTTCTTCAGCAGTAATATTCTCAACGGTTAATTCCAGTTCCAAAGCTTCAATCGCTGCTTCAGTAGTCTTATGTGCATATTCAAGTTGTAAATTGTATTCCTCTATCGCATATTGCTCTTCTGTTATTAGCTTGGATGCTAACTTCTTTTTAAGAGCAAGCATATCCATTACATACGCAGCGTCACGTATCTCTTGCTCATGGGCTGCATTTTCCGCAATCAATGCTACCTGATCAGAAGCATACTTTCCGTAAATCTCTTGTTTTTTCCTAGCATATTTTTCATCTATCAATATTACATCTTCACCTGTTTTCTCTGCTGCATCAATTTCTGCTTCACGTTGCAATTCTAACTGGTGCAATTTCAAATCAAGTTCTTCCTGGGACCCCTTTTTTACAACAGCAAGAGCGTTCTCAACATCCTTCTTCTCACGATCAGAATTATACTTAATAGTAAACTCATCTAGCCTTTCCTGCATTTCCTTAGCTAAATTCTGACGTGTAGCAATTTCCTCTTTGCTATTACCCTTGACGGCAGCAATCTTCTTCGAGTAAGCAACACCAATTTTAGCAAGTTCTTTCTCCAGTCCCTCATCCATAAGAGCTAGTTCTGACTCCTGATAAGTTTCATGAATTTTCAGCTTCTCTTTGAGAGCTTTTTCCTGTTCACGTTTTTCTTTATCAGTAAGGACTGTTATACCTGAACCATTTTTGTCGTTACCCTTTGGACGGAACTTTTCTGCAATCACATCAAGTCCACGATTAAACTCATCGCTAGATGCTATTTTGAATAAGTTTTTAGAAAATTCCAACTGAGCCTTATCCGCTTTTTCTGCTTCCGACGTGTAATAGCCAAACATTTTAGCAGCACCATTCTTTATCCAAGACATATCTTCAAACTCTGATGTTGCATATTGAGCACGAGTTTTCATCCGTTTTAAAGCTTCTCTCTCTTGGGCCGTTACTTCAATACGTTTATTTTTCATTTGAATAACAGCTTTTGTGTATGCTTGTTCCTCTGTATCACCAGCATCAATAAGCCTCTTATATTCTGCCTGAAAATCTTTTTCTACTTCCAATAACTTTTTGTTCGCATCTTTTTTTGCAAGTGTTCTAAAATTATAATCTATCTTTTCTATTTTTTCTTCAGGAGATTTCAAATCATTGGCGATACCTCTTATTTTATCAGCCATCCAATTAAGAAACTCCTTAGCAGGTCCCGTTGACTCGGAGAAAGAAAGCATAAACGCTTCCCATGCTGAAGATAAGTTAGCAAGAGCTCCATGAACATTATCTCCCATCGTGTGAGCCATATCGCCCAATTCACGTTCTACACCAGTAATCTGTTCTCTAAGTGGTAATATTTTATCAACAGCGGTGAGAAAGGCATTAAAAGCGGCAACACTACGCTTATCAGTTAATTCAAGAGTAGTATTCAAGTCTACCCCTTTTTCTTTTAGCGATTTCAATCCTTCAACTAACTCAGGCAATGTTTTAACGGGCTTACCTAACGCCTTTGCCAGCTTTCCATTACTATCAGCTAAATTTAGAAAAACATTACGGGTAGCAGTAGCAGCCATTGAAGCATCAAAGCCGGCATCCGATAATTTACCCAACAAAGCCAAAGTATCTTCAATACTGAAATTAAAGGCTTTTGCAACCGGTCCAACAATTGGTAATGCAGTAGCGAGATATGAAAACGACAATGCGCTTTTGGTTGTTGCGACAGCCATCGCAGACACATATCTTTCAGTTTCTCTTGTATCAGCATTAAACATACGAAGAGAAGCACCTGCCAATGAAGCCGCATCTGCTAATTCTGCCCCGGTAGCTTGTGCAAATTTTAGAACGTGCTCTGTTGCATCTAATATTTCTTTTCGAGTAAAACCTAGTTTAGCAAGTTCTATTTGCAAATCCGTAGCTTCGGATGCAGTGTATTTCGTTGTAGCACCCAAACGTTGAGCATCCGCAGTTAACTCCTTCACTTTATCAGAAGTGGTTCCTAATATTGCAGCAAGCCTACTATTAGCTAATTCAAATTTAACAATATCACCTACTCCTTCACGCAGTTTTGTAAATAAAGCAACAACTCCACTAACAACAGCTTGTGCACCAATATATCCAGCAGCCCACCCTTTCAATCCTGCACCAACTTTGTTTAGCCCAGGAGCCATCTCCGTTTTAAGCATCATTCCAGCATTCCGGGCAATAATTCCCATGTTCTGCATGGACTTATTACCGTTCTGTATTTCAATCCATGCCGCCTTTACTTCTTCCCGATATGCACCAATGGTCATTTTCTGTTGACTATATCGATCGGAATTTCGCTTTATGTAATCAGTGTTGATTCCAATAGTAGAATTAAGACGGGCAAGTGTACGAATATAGTTTTCATCCGTATCTTTCAAAACATCAACAGCCTTTTGTAGCTGCTTATTCATTTCCTTTGCTTGTGAACGGCTATGTACTTCCTGATTAGTCAAGGTAATAGCAGTTCTGATAAGTTTTAAACGTTCTTCTTCAGATAAAACAGCTTTCTTACGAGTAGTATTACCGGCATTCTGCGCTTTTGTCAAGTTAGCTTCCGCTTTAACAGCCTTTTCCAAGGACGCAGCATTATCCGAGTTTGCCTTGGTTAGTTTCTTCAATTCAGCAGCAGATAATTTCTCTACATTTAGCTTTTCCTCTATCTTCTTACTGACAGTTTGAGTTATTTCAGACTGTTTTCTAAGAGCCTCGGTTAATTCAGCAGATGCAGAGCCAGCCGTTTTTGCTTGGGTATTATAAAGATTACTCAACTTTTCAAGATCAGCAACGCCTTCTACATTTAGTTTCAAACCTTTTGCTAATTCTTTGGCCGCATTAACATAATCAGCCCTCACACGCTCAATAGTATTATCAAGCTCCACCAATTTCTGCAAATCGTTCTCATCAACGAAATCTTTTAATTTTAAATCTGCCATAATTACAGGTAATGTCTATATTCAACAATCTTTCCTTTTATCTCAACTCCTAGTTTATCAAAAGCATAGGTACCATCTTCTTTCTGATAAACGACATACATGCAACCATCCAAGACAGCTGCTTTCTTTGCAAGATCACTGATACGTTCCAGTTCACTCTGCATCTTTTTTATTTCGCAACTACAAGCCATTTTCTACCGATATCCACATTCTGAAAAGAAACGTTCCATCCAGGGACGGAGATACATAATATTAAAGTACTCTTTAGCTGTATCACCAATGCCTAAAATCTGCTCACCGTATTTCTTCTCAATAGAACTACCGTCCGTAAATCCTTTCGTTGAGAATCGAAGCCCGGAATCAATTCTATCGGCAGTTATGCTATCATAGAAAGTACCAGTAATAAAGAGGTTAGGTACCTCAACCGGACGCGGTGGCAAATAAAGCATCTCACTTCTAAGAGGTGGAGTTATCCTCTCCTTCCATCGTTTATATTGTTCCGCACGGTTCTGCCAGGGACCGGGCTCGTTAAAATAGGTGTCAGTATCATAATCAGGATTCAATAGATGTTCAGTACCGTCCAGACCGGAATATAATTGCTCCTGAATGCAATCAACGAGCACATTCTTATGTTCTTCCATACACCTAATACATTCCTCTTCAAACCCGGATGCAATGGAATGAATAACTCTATGTAATTCATCAAAATCTGCCATACAGTAAAAATATAACGGGCCGGGCTGTAATCACACCCCAGCCCGTCGGTTACTTAGTTATCGCATCGTACACTTCCGAGAGCTTCTTCTTGCGGTCAGCTTCCTTCAGTTCCTGCCACACGACTTTAATGTGCGCATTAATAAACTCTTCCTTCGTCATGCCCTTCACAGCAACCTCGACGAACGTAACATTATCTACCTTCATGACACCTGCTCAATACCTCTGATTCCTTTTTCATACAATACAGAAGGAGCTTTCAACGAAGGAACCGCCCCAGCTTTAGGAACAATGGTAATGATACCATCCGAATACGTAGCAGAAGTTACGTTATTCATAACTTCAGCAGCACCATCAGCAATAAGACTGCCAAATTCTTCTGTACGGTCATAACCACCAACAACTTCAACTATTTTGTAAGTATTTTCGGCCTCCAACTTTTGAAACACAACATCAACCAAGCCTTTAACGAAATTCTTGGGATTGAAGTCTAACTGCACGTAGTCAAAGTGCAATTGGCTGTCTTCCACATCTTCATGTGAAAAACTAACAGTCATCGCAGACTTAGCACTACTGGTCGGGTACTGTGTCACGGTCGGATAAACAGTAGACATCGGAATACCGGCAAGGATATCAGTGTCATCATTATAACCGATCAACATATTATCCTGATTCCAAAAGTAAACGTCCCATCCTTTATTGGCACATTTCAGAAGCTGGGCATTCAAAACCTCATCAAATTTCTTCAAAGTGAAGGTGTCTGTTTGAGCGCTAAGCCCGTTGTATTCACTTGCACCGTACCCTACAGGATTAACTTGAGGCTCTCCACCATTCTTGGCATACTCCAGGAATGGCAAAATAGGGTAAATACGCCCGGGACGGTCTGCATGGCACAATTCGAGCAACTTCTCACCTGTTATATCAGCAGGGAGTTTGACACCATGTTCTGTCAAGATAGCACCTTTGACCTTTTTCCAGTCAATGCTACAAGCAGAACTACCAGTGTTCATCCGGGAACCCTTACACGTTCTAATCTTTCTCATTTTCTTCTACAATTAAGATTATTAATTTTTATTTCCATCGAGCGTATATTTATGGCATCAATCGGCTCGCTCACAGCCTCACCGGAATCTGTATAGGCTCCGTATCTGCCATATGAATAGTTTTCTGAATAACTATGTTTCACTTTTTCGTCATAGTCGCAGTCGAACCGAGAATCTTCATATAATACTTCCAATAAACGTTTATAGATTGGCCGAAGGATATTTTTAAAAGATGTGGTTCTGCGCATCTCATTGCTCCACTCTTTACAAGAAGAACATGCTATAATTAACGAAACCTTTGCTTTTGAAAAATAATCCGCATCACCTCTATCCTCACTAATTGGAGTGAATAGTGCAACCAATGGAAACTTCCTTTCAGACTGGGCAGAAGACTTACTGTATTCATCTAAAATATCTTTGATATATTGACTGCTACCGAAGATGTAATTCAACCTTGGGGACTTCATAACTTTAGTTCCCCCTTTCCCATTTGGATAGAGAATTTCAAGCCCTTCTGGAAGTTCCTTTACAATCTCCTCAAACAGTTCTGTTATATCTAAATCTATCATAAATTGAAAGCATTAATTGGGGTCAAAAGATTCTTGGTTATTTTCACATCGAAAGGACAATCATTCGACATAGCCCATTCAACAAACTGTTTATTCTTCTCTACCATGCTATTCCATGTGCTTACTTGTCTCTTCAAAGGAGCTATATATTCATTAGCACATTTCAAACGGACAAGCCCGGTTATTGTAGCCTGGGTGTTTGCGTCACGAAGAATATGATAAAAGACATAGTCAGCGAACGGTTCACACAGCTTCTCGCATAATACTGCATATCCGGACTGGGGGGCTTCCTTCTCTTCTGAAATATCAACTTCATCTGAAGAATCTTCCTTTTCCCGTTCAATAAGCTCCAAATAATCTGTGATAGCTTGGGAAAGAGTCACACCAACAACATTCCGGAGAAATTCGGGCTGAAATGCCTTAATATACCCATTTATCACCTCATTCACAGCAAGAGATTGGGGCGAAGGCATTTCAGCGACCGAAACATTCTCAATATGCCTGGGACCTGACATAAAATATGAAACATCAATCAACATAGCGATAGTTATTTAGAAGTCTTGCCTTTCCCGGTTTTCTTTTCATCTTCTACGGAAACGGCTTTATCATCTGTAACAGTTACCTCCTTGGCATCTTCCTCTTGCAAATCTTTTGAATCGGCAACCGGAAGATTCTTTTCATCAGAAGGCACCTGTACTTCAAGTTCTGCAATGCGAGCTTTCATTGTTTCACGCTCTTCTGTCAGTTCAACAATTGTCTTATCTTTCTCTGCAATGGATGCAGTAAGCCTGCCAATCTCTTCATTTTTTTCTGCAAGCATACATTCCAATGTCTTTCGGGCATCTTCTTCTGTAACAAGACCACATTCGGAAATAGGGATGAGTTGAATCATCCCTCTATTAATCCGAATGCGTTGCTCTTTAAGCACATTGGTTACATCCTTATCGTTACCTCTAAGTATGTAATCCATAATCCTACGCTTTAGTTATTGCAGTCTTCAATGCGGCCAAATCCCCATAAGCGAAAGCCCACGGCATATAAATCGGGAAGATAACTTCTTCTTGTGCCATCAGCACAACCTCATTGCAAAGCTTGGTCTCCACATCTTCAGCCCATTCAAGTGTCAAAGTGGTATAATCAACCAAATTTGCGGCTTGGTTAAAGTCACCTAAAAGATACTTACCTGGAAGAATACCACCATACTCGATAATCGGACGACCGGCAATATATTTCACCCCATCAACCATTTTAACGATACCAAGATTACGTCCTGTCGTATCTTTTTCTGATTCCATACCGTTAACAGTCATTGGATTTAGAATAATAGCATTCGGAAAATACTGGGCATATGTCATTGCGGCGAAAGCTGTTTTCACTACATCTTCAGAGTTGGGTTCCTCAATGTTCTTAAAGCCGGCTTCATGAACACTGAATGTCATTTTATCCGTAGCCGTTTCAGCACCGGAGAACGCGACACCAGGAATAAGGATACGACCATCTTCCATTTTCACAAGAGCGTGTGTTTTGTTCAGTTCTGTAAGAACAGCGGCACCAGCGAACGTGATACTCATTCCATCAAGAATCAAATCCTGTGGTTCTGCAAACTCTACAATCACATCCTTATCACCGTTATATCCGGTAATAGCTTTTACAGCACCGGCGGCACCTGTAACAATGGCTGTACTGATAATCTTCTCTACAGAAGTCACCCCAGTATTATTAATAATACCAAGCAAATTCTCACCATTACCGTCACCAAACAAGATGTTCCAGTCTTCTGCCATCCAAACAGCTTCAGGAAGCATGTTCAAGATGTAGGAACGAATGTACACTCTTGATTTCAACATACGTTTTGAGATACGGATATGAGTACCAAGGCGCTTAGTTCCTGTCTGTATCTCTTTTACCTTGATGCTTGATTCAGGCAAACGCCCATTCTCTGTTACAAAACGGGCATTGCGGTTGAAAGCATATACTTGTGCATAGGCAAGTTGAGGGTATGCAGGATCAGCAGTCAACGTCGTTAATACATCACGCATATGCAACTTTTTGTTGGCAACCTGAGTCACAACACGTTTCTGTTGTTGAGTAATCAACAAATCACCGGTGTAATTGTCAGTCATGGAAACGACATCTTTCAAGGAGAAGCCGTCAAATTCTCCTGATTTGCGTGTTTTTCCTTCTGCGAAATCTCTGAATTTTTCAGAATCAAGCATCTCGTTCAACTTCTCATCGAACTTGTTGATAGTATCCATAGAAAGACCTTTCTGCTTCATTTTCTCGATACTTTCACCTAGAGTTTTAACTTGTTCTACAAGTTGCTCGTTGTCCTTTACCAATTGCTGGAACTTTTCTCCATCATAGGCTTTCAATAGATTATTGATGTCACCAAACTGTTTCGTTACCTCCTCCGGTGAGGCAAATCCTTCAAGTGACTTGTTAACTACTTCACACATCATGCCGACAATGTTTTCCATGAAAGTTTTCTGTTCTGCCGGCAGACCGTCTGTTTTCAGATTAAAATCTGATACTGTAAATTTTTTAGGCATAAAATTTAAATTTTAAGTTATTTATTCTCGAAACAGCTATTCAAACTCTTGAAATCGAGTAAAGTGCCATTATCAGCGGCTTTAATCGTTACTTCATCGTTCCCATTTTCCCCGTCATTCTTTTCTTGAGTGTCAACAGACGGCTCATTTTTTCCGGTGGTATTTTCAGAAGTGTTTTGCAGAATAGCATTCGAACGATATACTTTTCCCCAACAGTGGGGACATCTTACATAATTCATAAGGTCTTGTAGACCCTTTTGAGTAAATTCTTTCTTTTCTGATTTGACAGAATCAATAAGAGAAATTACTTGGGTTCTAATCTCCGGAGTGAGCTTCTCCATTTCTTCCCTTACAATGTCCTGTGTTATCCATCTCTGATAATCAGCAGCATAATCTAATACCTGTTGGGCAAAGGTATGCTCTGTTTCTGCATCATAATCAAATTGATAACCACAATGAGGACATGAGACAACGGCACCACCGTTGAGGCTCTTCAGTAATAAACTTAATTCCATATCGTATCCTTTTAAACGTTCATCACTATATCCATGCTGCAAGAACGCTTTCCGGACGAAATCAACAGCTTCCTTTACCTGGTCAGCAGTAGCAGACTTGATATTCACAAGGAACGTCTGTGGATTACTCCCCCAACTTGTCAATGTTGAATATTCCATCATACGCCATTCAAGCACCTTACAAGGATCGATAGAATCCCTTTTGATGGCTTTTACTCCGATAGAGTGTTCTAGGGTTCTTCCATTCTCTGCAAACAGCTTATAATCAGCTAACGTATCACGGCCAATCTGTTTTTCAAGATTTAACTGACCGACCATAACCAAATTACCTTCTGTTTCCTTACCACTCAACGGAACACCTAACAACTGGTCTATACGATGATTCAGGAACCAACGCATCCGACCAATATTTTCTTTCAATGTCTTATTGAATGAGCCGGGCATAGATATGTCATTTTGTGAGTCCTTCACACCGATACCGTTCACCGCAACGGTAACGATACCCTTCTCATCAACATCATTTGCCTTTGTCTTGTACTGAAGGCTTTTGATTTTCTCTTCCATCTTTTTCATCTCCACTTTTAGTGTTAAAAACTCGATTTACTTTATCCAGTTCCTCATCTGACATATCAAATTTCAATTTGTCAAACAAGGGATTTTCTATCATACTTTCGCCTATTTGGGCACGCCAGTCATTGAGTGTTATAAGCCCACATGAGAATTGTTCACGACAACGTTTATTTATATTTGTCTTTACGTCTTCGGATTCTTTCAATCCTTCCTGCAAACAATCAACATCAGAGAAATCACAATCCAAATAATATCCCCCTCCTTCAAGACCAAGGAAAGCTGTAAAATCCTTGCAGAATTGTTTGGCCATAGGAATAACAGTTGAACAATATACGCTCTTTTCAGCAGTAGCCTGATTGCTAAATGTGGACTGGTCTTTTCGCGGAACAAGAACGGCAGGGATGCCGTATGCCCCTGCAATATTTATTGCATCAGCCAAAGTCTCTTCAAACGGCTGTAACTCTGCAATAGAAAGATTAGTACGAACAAAGTCAATGTCTGCATCTGAAATACCATAAGGTACCTGGCCCTTCCTTACACCATACTTCTCAAAATTTTGCTTCAAAAGCTGTTCCTTTTCATCGTCAGTCAACGCTATTGAACCGGTAGCATCAGTTTTCTTACTTACAATAAAGCCCAATCCACCCCGCTTTACATAAATCACATTTCTAGCTTCATATACAGCTATTAGATTTGACATTGGCTTATTTTGGGAAGCAAGACGACTTTTGGACTTCAAGAACATAGCCCCTGAATAGAACTCTGCACTTCCGTCTCTATCATGCCATATTTGGTATGGAGGAATTTCCAAACTACCATTCCAACCATACTCCAAACGATAGCTACGAATAATATCTTCTGTTTGGGCAATGCCAAACAATGGTATATTCCCGTAAACAGGTTCTACAATAGTCTTATCAGAAGGTAGCACCCAATAATTATCGCAATATCTCCATTTTTCAGCTGTAGAAAAGACATCAGGCATAGCGGCACGAATAAAGCTATTCCCTGTACACAATTTATAAATATGGTGCTGATAAATCAATTCTTTCCAACGCATCAAACAATTAGGACGACTAAGTATGCCATTCATTCGTTTATTCGCCCATACTATACTGTCATCCTTAGTTTTCTTCAATTGAAAATTAGCACCTGCAATTCGCGATGCAATATAATCGATCGGGAAAAAGACTTCAGGTATCGTACTGAATAGCGTTAGATAGTTACTGCCCGCTACAATAGGACTAGTAAGGTCCTCAATGTATGCAACTGACCATTTTTCAGCCTTGCCACTTTGAGTATCTATATCCTTATTTTCAGATGAAGTAACTATTTCAACTTCACCTTTAGTCTTAGATTTCTTTCCAAATAGATTATCAAAAAAAATATTCATTGGGTTCCTTTTTGAGCAAAACTAAGTAAAAAGGAAAACCGTTTTCCAAAACACTAAAATCTTGAAATTACGAAAACATAATATCAACAATACAACATCCTTATTTTCAATCACATATAACGCAATTCAATTCAAACCTAATTTTACAACGAACTGTACTAGCCCACTCAAAACAGCACTGGCCTCTTTTGTTTCACTATCTTTATTATAGTCCATCAGATTATTCATGAAGGCAACATATTCCGTATCAGATTCTACTTTTGATGCAGAAAAAAGAATACTATTTTTCACATAATCAGATGTTGCAGCAATACGCTTATCTACATCCGGAAACTCTTTCATTACACGAATCTCCTTGTTTGTACTAGAACGGAGTTCCCGGATAAAAGGGAAATAAGCATCTGTACATTCAATTACACATGAATCAGATTCATGGGACAAAATAGAAGAACGTATATCTTCTGTTGAAGTAGTATCCATAAATACGACATCAACAACATGCCATTTATTTCCACATCTAAACGCTTGTATAAGGACAAATTTCCCATTAACATTCGGCATCACATATAGAATCTTCTTAGTGTATTTACATTCGGTATCTGGATTGAAGAAATTAATAGTGCCATTACAAGCATACAAGTTTCTTTTTCGCCGGTTACTAAACTCTATATACTGCTCACTACACAAATCCACAACGACATATCGGAACGTATCAGACAGGTGTCCGTGCTCCTCATAAGTCTGCAAGGTAGTTTTATTCTTGACCTTAGTTTTAAGAATGGCACCGTTAGCATCTTTCTGTACGCTCATGTAGTCCTCAATAGATACCGAACATGATTCGTCAATGTGTATCTCTATACCGGGAACAGTACAATCAAAGATAGCATTGATAAACTCACCGGTCATAGTAACACTCGGATTCTTGTTGCCTACCTTATCTTCAATCTCGAACCCTTCTTTCTGCAATGTGTCTATGAACAAGTCCATCCAGGAACGCTTCTCATCGTCAATGCTGTTTGCCGCTTTCGTTGATGCATCACCATGTACATATAACCTATCAGAATATTGGATAGATTTCAGAAACTTTGCAACAAGTTTGGAGGCTTTCTTTACTGTATTGTTTGGACTTTCGGCGCATGTCTCATGGAACTGCCAAACCTTGATACCGGTAGTGAAATCTACTTGCCAGTACGACACACTGATATATGGCAGTACGTTATTATCTACTGATATATGAATAGGCAGGTCCGGGATATATTTATGTTCACCGGAATGTTTGCCACGGTTGAACGAACCGAAGAACTCGCTACCGGTACGAATAACACCCCACTCTCCCAATGCGTACACATTGTAATAATCCGGATCGTGGACTCTATCATACTCAAAGTCGGCAACACATTGCTCATCATAGAAACCATACGTACCGTCAGGACTACCGACCACCCAAAAATTATTCAAATAGGTAGATTGGATAATAACTGTATTAGGTGCCTGTTCCTCGATTTGCTTAGTACGAAGATTAAGTATTTGCCTGGGTGCATTCTTCTTTACGGATTTGACCTTGGTAAGTTCTTTCGGCAACTCTTTGCCGGCAATGGTAACCGTCATCGGTACATCATGCCATTTATCTTTATCAATAAACTCTTTCTTTATCCAATGGCTTTCACTAATCGGGTTGAAGGTACAAATAATCTGCTGCCCTTTCTTACCACGCAAACGCTTACGTAGCTGCTTGAAATCCGGATGCTCGAACTCTGACCATTCCTCTAACTGAACTCGCTTATAGTTAGAGATACCTTTTATCTTCTCCGGATCGTCAAGACCGGAGAAATCTATCTTCGCACCATTTACCAGACATTTAATAGTATTCTGTTGAAATTTGAACAAATGGGAGATGCCAAGACCGATCGCAGCGACCTTATAATCTTCATAAATGGTTTTGAGAATAGAAGCTCCTACCTTACGCATGACAAGAGTGTTCTCACCATCCTGTAATGTCTGTATCAGTATTGTTTGTGCCACACTATACGACTTACCGGAAGATGAACCTCCATAGAGAATGATAAAACGGATAGTCTCATCATTCAAGTACTTCAATAGATAGAATCCGTTAGGATTTAGCTTCTTATAATTTATAACCATATTGTTCTAAAAGTAAGGTTTCTCCGTAGGATGAATACCGGATTTTGCAGTTCAAATTGTTCTATTCTTCCGAATTCTCATTATCTTCAAATCCGATACGAAGTTCACCGACTTTATTTCCGTCTCCACCTTTGATGTTGACATTCTTATCGGCTTCCCATCCATTCCAGGCACCAAGAATCCGGGCGGCTTCTGTCTTGCCGTTGAACTCATAATTAACCACTCCTCTATTATTCTGAATCTTCTTCAACGCATTACGGGCACGCTTTGGAAGTTGGGACGGACTTCTCATCTTTGTTTTCCCGGTAACAGGGTCTACATAATGTAAATCATCGGGATCAGCGAGTACAATATCCATTAATACCTTTTCGACCGTTTTCCTCTCTACTTCAGTCTCTTTCGCCCTCTGTTGCTTAATCTCACTTATCCTTGCACTAACCTTGCTATTGGCTAACAATCTGCTAGCAGCACTCCAAATCGTTTCAGGTTTCATCTTTGACGCATCATAAGACATCCTATATGCTTCACTAGCATTACCTTCTGTATCAACGTAGTATTTACAGAATTTCTCTTGCTTGAATGTTAATGGTTTCTCTTGCTTTCCCATATCAATTGTTATTTATTCCTACGAGAAAAAGAAGCTGCTCTCTATCCTTTAAAAGCTCATAGGTGGCAAGCAGTGTGCTGCCAGTTGTTAATATGTCATCATACACTATTATTTTCTTTTCCTTTATCGGACGAAGAAGAAAGAATTCCGGATTCAATCTATCTTTAGTTAGGCACTGGATTGCATTCTCATAGAATGGTATTTTCACCGCCCCCGCAATTTTCGTACAGATAGAGGTTGAAAAATGAAAGCCCTCGTTGTGTCTCCGTCGCGGTGTGGTGACTATACACCATCCTTCATATCCCCCTACTATGAAGCGGTGGAGAAACTCACACGCTCTCTCTGCAAAGAATGATGCAAGTTCCTCCGACTGTTTAATTTCTGAAAAGCTGGTACCAGTCTTGGAACGAGTGAACTGGGAGATGTAATAGATATCACCCTTTTTATGAAGTGACACCTTTTCTCTCAAATCACATAACCGTTCCTGATGAGACCAGCTCTTACATTTCACCGCTTCCGGCTTATCCCAGTCATCAATACGACATATCTTTCCCTTTCTTTTCATCAAAAATCTTCTTTACTCCATCCTCGACAGATGTATAAGACAAAGGTACTAAATAGATATCCCGGTTCACCGACTGCTCTAAATTGTCAAAATCCCGTTTTTCATTAATTAGCTCAATTTCAAGCGGTTTGTAGTATTTTACTAAAGAAGCAAAATACATAGTAGTCACAGGTTGGACGTTACAAATATTGATAAGCTGCCGGTTACAGCCCACCGCATAAATAAGCCCTTCGACGACATCATCTATGTAAGTGAAGCACCGGATATTCTGACCACAATTGTATAAAGACACGTTTTCCTTTTCTATCAGGAACCAGAGAAGAGTTCTTTTTCGCGGATTAGGTCCATATACATTATGCAGCCGGCACCCGGTCGCAGCCTTACAATAGATAGATGCATACTGTTCATCGAAATACTTGCTTATTCCATACATGGAAGTGGTATTCTCCGGATTCGCCGTTGACGAACTAGCGTATACTAACTTCACATGATACTGGTTACATGCATCAGCTACTCGCATGAAAGTATCAATGTTATCCTTCCTGATCTGTTCCAGGTTTCCATTAAACACACTAGTTTGCGCCGCCAAATGGAACACACAATCAATACCCCCATTTTTCAGGAGCTCACATACTTTTGTGGCTTCAGTACCAGACTTTCGATCAAGTCCTATGACTTCAACACCTCTTTTTGTCAATTCGCGGCAAAGGGCTTTTCCTATAAACCCCTCACTGCCGGTTACAATCATTCTTCTCATCATCACAAAAAAATAAAGGATATATCAAACTCTCGTATATCCAAATTCAACATATTGTTAGTAAAAAACTCAAAAAAACATTAACTTCAAAATAGAATACACTACATTTGTAGCTGTATAAAATATAAAATCAAATAAAATGAAAAGACCGCAAATAGATATAATCAAATACGCATTAATTGCAACAGCCATATTTACTCTAATATTAATATTAGTATATGTATATAGATTTCATCACGGACTGTCCTATAATCATAATGATTTTGCTGATTTCGGCAGTTATTTAGGTTCAATTACAGGATTACTTGCTTTCATTGGAGTACTTTATACAATAAAAGACTCACAAATAAATAGACAAATTGATAATGAAAGGTCAACATTTTATAATTTGTTGGGATTATATCAGCATCAAGTCGACACCAACAAATATACTGAACACCAAATTGAGAAAACAGGAATTGAAGCATTCAAAGCATACGCACATGAAGCGCGTTCATTATTCTATGCTTATGTAATATATCATTTTATAAAAGATGGAGAAAAATTTCCATCAGAATTAACACAAGTCAGTAAGTTAGACGAGCAAGCATTTCTGGAGATTTATACTAAGTTTGGAGTTCATTCAACTACAGAATTAAATGTATTATTAAAAAGTAGGGATCCCAAATATTATTACGATACTATATACGAAATAAAAGGCATAATAATGTCAAGCAAAATTCATGAAATGTATCGTATAATTGTTGCATCAATCTGTAATAGGATTTGTATAGAAAAAAGATACCAACAGCTCTATAAGTTCATAAGAAATGTCGGAGATTATTTATATGGGCAATATGGACAATATTTAGGGCAATACCATAGAAACATATATTATCTGTTGGATTCAATCCAAAATTTTAAATACCCCAATGACTATTCTAAAATATTTAGAGCACAATTATCCTCAGATGAGTTAACAGTCATACTATTCAATTCAATGAGCTCGCAATCAACTCTCAAAACAATTTCTTTATTAAAGAAATTTGATATATTCAATAACATTATTGCCCTCGAACTTCCTATATCTGGATATGATACAGAAAAAGAAATCGTAATTCAGACTATTAACTCTCTTTTTCATGAATTTATAGCTGATTCTACAAACAAATGATTATATACCCAATTATTATATTTATTGTAACTGTACAAGAATATAGGGAAAAGAGTGGTTGTATTATTCAACAGTTTTCTCTATACTTCCGCATTCAGAACGTTCAATTTCTACTTATTTGATACCAAGATAATCCCAAAAAGAAAGTCTACCTTTTACATTCTCAATAGGACTTTCAAAAAGTATTGGATTAGCTAATACCCAGTTATAAACTTCTTTTTCAGCCCAGATGGAAGAATGATTCTGTACACAATCCACTATCTCAATGCTACCGATAATGGAGCCTGTACAAAAACTAAAATCTTTCCACTCTTTGTTTTCCGGTAATGCCAATAACTGCTCATTGGTAAGTATTGAATCATAGAAATTATCGTAATTCAAAGGTTTACCGCTTGAATGAATCAGTACCCTCTGTCCTAAGTATTTCTTAGGACACGACCAAGTACGGTTCTCAATGTTTTTAATACCGTGGACTATCAAAGAAGCCCACGGTTGTTTTATTGTTATTGCTTTCATTTCTATTCTTTATTCCTCCAATAGTTTTAGCAGTGATTTTTTATACTCGTCTATTTCCTTAATAGCATCTTCTTGACCTGATTTTGCATCATTTATCATTAAATCTGCTACTCCCTCCATTATTTCATCCTTATGCCTATTCAGATATTTGATAAAGTATTCCTGCATCAAATCAGTATCCATATTTGCTATATCCGAATATGTGTCTCCACTTCCATAACTGCCAGAAAAAGAAGAATAACAAAGATTACTTATATTCATACTCTGAATACTCTCCCTTCTGCCAAATCCATCTGTATGCTTATCTATTCCACTATTGCTATGGCTTTGAAACTCTTCTCTGATTTTAGGGAGAGTTTCTTTAATAAACTTTTTCAGTTTTCTGCCAGTAGTGATTAACTTACTTAATTCTTTTGCTGTCATCATCAGTCTCCTTTCTTTTTAATCCGTTCTAGTACATCTCTGTTGGCTTCCAATATTTCATCGAAAGACAGAATAGGCATCCAACATATAACCTTAATATCATCCTTTTCGACACTTTTTCCTAAATATGATATATCACTATCAGTAGTCCATATACCATTTTCATACGTGAATACATCTATATGCTTACGTGATTCAGCTTCTCTATCATCGTATTTATAGTAATATAAAAATCCGACTAAAACACGCTGCTCTTCATCTGGTAATCGTTCTTCTACTCTTATCCATGGAGATTGCTTTTTCTGCCACTCAACACCAGATGCAAAAACTTTACGCATATATATTTCAATCACATGCGGCTGATTGATGCGATTTGCTAATTGAGCTACCAATGATTTAAAATTCATATCTGTTCTTGTTTTGAATTACTTTTTTATTACAACTGCCATAGTACTAACAGTTGTTCCACTTTCCTTGAATTCACCGGCTCCGATTTCAAAAACTTCTCCATGAACTTCTTCCAACCATTCCCGGAAGTCAACACATTTCTTTTCAGACGCGAATTTCCAATGCTGACTGGTAATAGCTGCAAGAATTCCACCTTCTTCCAAGCGTTCATACATAAGTCTTACATGGTCAATATCCTGATTACCGGAAAACGGAGGATTAGCAATAATTTTAGTGTAATGTCCTACACTGTCTTTCGTAAAATCTTCATCAAGCAATATTACGTTATCAAGTGTATGAAGAAACTCCCTGTTTTCCGGCATCAGTTCATAGCATTCAACTGTTACTGACGGGCACGACCGGTGAATCGCTTTTATCAGAGCACCACGTCCGGCACTTGGTTCAAGTACGGTATCTGTTTCGTGAATTCCACCGGCAAGCATTACCAGCCAGTCTGCAATATCAGCAGGTGTTTCAAAGAACTGAAAATCTTTTTGCAAATCGCATCGCTTACCTTCTTTCAAGATGGAGAACACACGTTCCGGATTAAAAGGAAATGTGAATCCCTGTATCTTACCTCCCTGCCATGAGCCGCCAGCTTCTTCTATCCATTTCTTTGCTTCAGCATAGGATTTCTTATTGAATTGTACTTTCGGAAGTCTAAGAACACTATCCTCAAGAGTACAATGCTTCAGTATCTCTTCCACATTCCATTTCTTACCTTCATCAGCCTGGTTCTTCCTTTCATCAACCGGAGCGTCCGGCGCTAACAGTGAGGATATTTTCGTAATAACCATATTACTCGCATCCATAAAAGTATTAACACAGGAAAGCGCTTCCATAAGAAATTCAGTATCAACATATCCGGCAGCGTCATAAACATCTATGCCTTCAGTCATATCCGACAATTCATTGAGCTGGGCTACACTACCACGTAACGTTTTTATTAAAGTCTCTTTGTTGTTCATCATAACTTTTTTGTAAATAAATTCTTGTTGTATCTACACTACCATGACCAAGAAGGTCTGCTAATTGAATTACATCTTTGGTTTTCTTCAGGAACATTTTAGCAAAGAAGTGCCGGAAGGCGTGAGCGTGCATTTTTTTCGAATCGATACCACAATGTTTACCCCATACTTTCAGATGCTGTGAAAGACCTCTTTGAGTCAACGGCCCGAATCTCCCAACAGCAAGAGTACCGGACTTGCCTGTCTCCTTTATATAGTCCTTCACTTCCCTCTGCAATTGCTTTTGGAAAAAGAAACGCCGATACTTGTTCCCTTTCCCTTTCAAAACAACTTCGCCGGCCGCTATATCCTCCCACGTGAATTGCTGAAACTCCGAGAGCCGAGCTCCTGTAGTACCCAATACCTTAATGAAGAAATAGTAATCCTTGTTGAGTTTTGTTTTCAGATACTCCAGTAACCTATTATATTCCTCTTCTGTCGGTACATTGTTTACATCCAACTTGCGTTTCATTCTAGGTCGTTTCAGTTCAATAGGTTTCTTCACCCATTTGGAGAACTTCTCAATGGCTGTAATACGTAATCGAATGGTAGCTGGAGAAAGTTTTTCCTCTTCAAGGCTTTTTATAAATCGTCTGCAATTATCCATATTTAGTTCATTGGCGTATTCAAAATATTTTCTCAACGAGGTATAATAGACATCAATTGTGTGAGAGGAATAATCATTGTTATCAGTCAACCATATTATAAAATCATTAAGCAGTTTCTTATTCTTCTCTGAAATAACCTCAAGTTTCTCCAAAGGTTTTACAGCCTTTTCCCGTCGGCCATATCCGATTTTAAGATAAGACAATAAATCACAAACAGCCTCACACATAAACGAATGGCGCACCATAGCATCAGCATTTTTATGTTTATATTTATAATAACCACGACGATTGATTTCTTCGGAATTTTCAAGAAAATCAGTCACATATTTGATGTATTTCCCGATGCTATCATAGCTCCTACCCGTCGTATACAGGTAGGATATGTAATCTACCAATATTTGTTTTCGTTTATCATCCATTTTTTTGTTATGAGAGTTAATACTTCTTCCCGTGCATCTTTTCACGGAGTTCGTTATACTTCATTTTCTGCTCGATGTGCCAAAACAGGTCTACATCTAAGTGCTTGGCAAGCCCGAAAATAGATAGTATCATATCATTCACGGCTGTAGAAAAATCAAATATTCCGTCATATCTAACGGGAAGTGTAGAGATGGAATAGATTGATTCGGTAAAACTTTCGCCTTTACAGGCTTCTGCCATATCTTCAATACAGTCATCAATATCTCCGTTGGCAAGTTCAAGGCTTATTCCTCGAAGTCCTGCAAGATCAAGCAAGCGGATAACAGCATCAGCTAATTCTTCTTCGATTGAACCTTTAATGGTTTCGTTATATGCAACTTCGTAACCGCGCTCTTTGGGAATGTCAGAATCCAATCCTTGACAAATGCGGCTGTTAGCAATCTTCTTATTATACCGATCAACATTAGCACGCCTTCCTTTTCTATCTGCTTCCACAGCTTCCATCAGTTCAGAAATCACAAGGCAAAGAAAATGATTGTTACTTAGCTCTTGATCGTGAACCCCATGTTCACAAGCTGTTTTATATGCTTTGTCTCTTAATTCATTTAAATTCATTTTACTCATCCTTGTAATGCTTAAATATATCTATCCAATTCCTTTTCTAATAATTCTCCATCTATTTCAGGAAACAGCCTCAGAACTAAATCCAAAGATTTACAATAATTGTTACTGTATTCTTCAGTATCCATTAATCGAAGTACCATAGAACAAAAGATACTTTTTGTGTCTCTTAATTCGCCTTTCATCAGCAACTTTGATAGTTCGATAATTTGACTAGCAGGATTATGAAATTTTCCGTTTATATATTGAAAAATTATTCTTCCTTCAAATTGGCATATTTCACAATCTAATTCACAATCAATGTACTCTATTTTACTATCTATGAATTCACAATAAACACATTCACTATTAGAAGCAAATAAAATTGCAAAATCATAGATATCATCACTATTACCTACAATTATTGAAGTAGATTCAAGAGTTTCCGAAACACCATTATTCCACTTTGCATCTTCAATCAGTTCCCTCACATATTCTTGAACTCTTGTGATGTTCTGCTCTATTAAATCTTTTTTACTCATAATTTCAATTCAATTAAGTTCGATTATTTTTTTGCAATATTCTCCCAAAAAGCAACGCCTTCAGGAGTACCATTAAAAGGGAATGAAATAGCTAGAAACCGATGAAAGCAGCAATCAACATCTAACAAATTGTTCATCCGTTCTTCATTTGTCATTGAGAAGTCAGGACACTCAATATTAAATGTCTCATTTGCTCTTTCTGTATTATATTTCCATTGATTGAAAATACCTAGTCTTTCTAATTTTTCTATTTTTTCATTCCTCTTCATATTGATTGACTTTTAATGCTTTACATCTATAAAGGTAATCGTTATTGACAAGTTTAGCAAACAGAATCTTCGCCATTTTAACGCCATTTTACTCGGTCTTTTTCTTCAACAAATCAAATATTATCCTCTCACCCTCTTTTAAACCATCAAGATAGCCTTTTGCATGTTCACCGGCATTATACACTATAAAAGAGAGGATCAACTAAAACAGTCCGAGCGAACGATGCCAGTATGGAAGTTGGACTGTGAACGGCTTGATTGTTATAGAAAAGTGTCCTACATATAGCAGGAACACAAACAAAATCACACATGAAATAATTGTTGTTTTCATATTAATCTGTAAATAAATTAAGTTGAGTTGTAAACTCGGGTTTATAAATTCTAAATTTACGGTTAAAGAAAGTCTCAAAGGCTGTTACAATTTCAGAGATGGTATTATCAGCAATTCCTAATAATTTATCATCGGCAACTATAAGAGATAAAGCCTTGTCAAGAGTCATTTTCTTCTCAATAAACAGGGAATACACCAAATATCTACGGGTATATTCCCCAGCCTTGAGTGACTCAACTTCTTCAGGAGTGGCCTTTCTCTTGTACAATACTTTATACCAATGTGTTTCAGCAGTACGAGCACGCTTTTGTCTCGGTAACAAGTCATAAAACACGGCAATTTCATTCTTTTGGATACACTTATGTTTTTTACGAACACCATACATCACATAAGGAGTGTTCCAATCAAGATGAGTCTTTCGATATTCAAGCTCCAGCTCTCGATCAATAAGATCTTGCTCAAAGTCTTGTTTCATTAACCATTCCTCGAACCAGGCAGCAAGTGCTTCTTCTCGATCATAATAATCTTTTCCATTTATACATAAGGGAATCATAATAACTCTTTCTATTGCATTTCACGTTTAAATCTTTCCTCTAAATCAAAAATGGTTTCTCCACTATTACGCCGATAGGGCCTATCGGTATTTAACTGAAGTTCTTTCAGCTTTTTCCAATACCATGGAAGGTACAAATACATATTCTTCAACTCCTTCAAGTTCTTATTTCCACAACACCAGCAACTCACACGATCAAGTAGCTCATATAGACTTACTCCATCCTCATGCCAAACAAAGCCTTTTGTGTAACAATACTGGAGTGCATCTGCTTCAGTAATGCCCCAATCACGAAGTGGTAAAACCCGATTTGGTCGTTTTTCCTTTTCAAAGCGATGGGTCTCATCGGCAGCAATACCGACATAATCAATTCCGTCTTTTGTGTGAGCTTTCAACGCACGAAGTTTTTCACTCGTTCCCCACCGGCATGTTCCCCCGCACCAACTATATCCTTTTTTATGGATAATATTGGTCCCTCTTTTCTTAACCGGCCTTTCAAACATTGTCCAAAGAAAAGGTTGCTCCGGATGCAGTTCTGTATATTTAATGCCAAGTTTTTTAAGAATTGGAAGAACAGCATCACGAGTGTTATAGATTGCCTGAAATTCCATACCTGTATCATAGAAAACGACTTCATCCAACTGATATCCTTTATCTATTAGCATGAAAAGCATTGCCAAGGAATCCTTTCCAAAGCTGACTGAAGCATAATATTTCATACAAAAAATTTAATAGACAAGTCACTTTTTCTTCTTTGCCCTCTGATTATTAATCTGTGACATACACATACGACACCAGGAAGTCAACAAATGATATTCCTTACCTTTTCTCACCACTATACGATTGTAGAACCGGTTCAAGTAGAAGTAATTTCCGCAATGGGTACATCTTTTCATTTCACGTCCTGAATCATCTATAATCCGATTACGCGGCTTACGACGAATTAGAGTACAACTTTTACACTTCTCATCAGTTTCGCGGTGCCGCCGGCAATGTGATAAGGATTTTGCTCCACATTTAGCAAACACCTTGCAATCTCTACGAGGTATTGATTGACACACATTCATGGCTTCCTAGCATTCAAGAATTTATTTACTACACGAGAAAGTACATCCTCATTCTCCGGCATCAGCCATTCTTTTGCAACGTTCCAAGCAATACTCATAGCAGGATTGAAGTTATCCTTCCTGACAGTGTGATGAGACAAACGTCCTTCAGTGGGCTTCAAACCCTTATCATGTAAGATACACAGTCCATTCTCGAAAAAAGCACAATACTCCTTACTAGCAACGGGCTGAATCATCGGAATAGCAATATTAATAACCCCTAAGAATATACCAGCAGCCCAGTTCGTCAGCGCTAACCTGTCGGCATAACCTGCATCAATAATTCGTTCAATATCATCAGGAGTACCTAAACATGGCGTATGACATTGTTGTTTACAAACACTGCATGAGCATTGTACAGGTACACGACCTGAAGCCCTCATTACCCTTTGTAATGAGGTTTCTTTTGATAATTCTCTCATAGTAAATTATTTGAGATACTACAGATTAGTAAACATCGCCCCACAGCTTTACTGCAAGGTCATAATTTTTTTTAGCCTCTTTTACTGCTTTATTGGCATAAGCCATAGCGTATGTATGCTCGCGTCGGTACTTACCGGACTTCAATCCTTCGTGATATTCTTTTGCTTGTTCCAACTTATGTTCGTAGAAATCTATACTTTCCGGCATGGATAAATTGATTGTATTTGCACGTTGTTCCCAATATTTAGCTATCCTTTCGTGCTCGGCTGCTTTTTCGTCAAACTGAACACTTTTACCCATATTGTTCCACGCATCATCTATCGCTTTTCTGTGTCGCTTCTCGCTATGATGTCCCACTTTGATAGGCTCACCTAGAGAAAGAAAATCCTTATCTTTATTGGACTTGTTGTAATATTCACAGCTTTTCTGTACAGCAGATGTAGCCCATTCATGACGACGTTCAGCTCTTTGTTTGGCCCACTCTTGCACATTAAAGCCATCAGCCCGTACGATTGAGTAGTAATAGAATCCATCACGTTCGTAAATGAGGTTGAAAACAATACATTCATTTTCTTTTCCATACTTGGTGGTAACTTCAATAGTTTCACCTTTTTCGTGCTTCTCATCACACTTTGCCAAAAATACATTTGGCGCAAATTTGTAATACGTGTTCATTTTTTTAATTAAATTGGTTTGACTTATATGAAAAATGATGAAACCACAGCTACTTAGCCGTGGTTTCATCATTAAATAACTTTGGTTGACTGGGTTGAACCAAATCATCGAATAAACCAGGAACACGAGGTTGTAACGCCTTGTATTCTTCCTGAAAGAATTCTTCTTTGGTTCTCCCATGTTTTTTACCCTTTCGTGTATGTACATCGAAAGTGTAATCTGGAATAGGAATAGGGTAACGCCTGACATCATTTATCCACTTTTCTATATCAATATCCTTTCTATCATAGATGAAGTTTTGCAAATGATCCGCATCACGATTCTTTCTACATTCACAAAGGAGAATAACAGCTTTACTGACAAATATCCTCCCTTTGGGTTCAGTAGCAGTCTTGTTTACCAGCTCATGCCCCTGCCACAATGCTTCTATCTCTTTAGTAATGATTCCATAGCAATCTTCAGCACTAATGGTAAACAGACGCTTCCACACATAGTCGCGGTACCCACTCGCCCAAAGTTCCAATGCAAAAAAGCCGGCTACCCCGGTGTCGGCTCGCCTAATGGCTTTCTGCATTGCAGAACTCACCTCAAAGAAATCATATCCGCAAACTGTTCTTATAATCATAATTCTAATTTAATGGTTTGACTTTTAGTTTATTACATCAGTAAAATTAGCTAAAAAAGGCGAATATGACAAACAGAATGGACGCCATTTAAACGCCTTTTTTACAGACTATTAGAATTTGAATTTGCATGATATATTATATTGAACGAGCTGCTTTGTTTTGTCTTTCCCATTAGTGGTTGCACTCTTTAGCAAAATACTATCACCAAAATTCTTTTTGATAAAGAGGATAGATTTACGTTCCTCTTCCTGATTCCTTATAGAAGCAAGCCCACCAGCGTTTACAAAAGTGTTCTTTTGCTCAAAATTATACCGCAAATCGGTTAAAACCTTACGTTCTTTGTACTTCATGTAACAAGAAATCCAAAAATCTTCCTTCAAACGTATTTCCTCATTCCACCAAGTGTTTTTGTTATAGATTACTCCATAACTGCAACCGGTTATCATTTTCGAAAGAGAAAGAAAAGCGGATTCATCATACATTACCGGCGATATCCGAGCGGTGAAGCCAAACAGATGTACATCCATCATACTGGCCATCTCAAATAATGACTGAATGATATTGGTTATCTTATCTTTATCCTTTATCCGGCTAGGTTCTCCTTTTTCCACATAAATAGGTTTGCAGGCATGGACATCATCATCAAGCATGAAAAGTTCTCCAAAATGCTTTGCCATCCAGTTACGTTTCGGGATGAGGCCCATAACGTCGTCAGGATGAGTAACAATTTCACATTCCGGGTTAAATTGTTGATATAAGTCAGCTTGACTTTCAGCAACGCAAATGATAGGATCGTTCACCAACTTTTTAGCGAACACCCGGTCATGGCGTTTATGACTTGGTATTACTATCTTGCAGGGCATGGCGAACGTCTTTTATATCAATTACATTGGATTTACTTATTTTCCCGGTTTTGTACGACTTCATGTGCTGCATGTCCAGCCTTTCACGAAGCCAGTTGCTATCTACCTCATTACTTGAGGTGATGATAAACAACTCATGTTTTTCGTCATACTTTGGAATGAGAGGATAAATGGCTGTATCATCCGTGATGGCATCGAAGCGCTCTTTAAATTCATCCTCTTTCTTCTCCGGGGCAAATTCGATGCCCCAATCTTGGAGTTCCGCCTTATTCCACTCGTTTTCCATAACGTCCAAATCATTCTCACCAAAATTGACATTATCTTTAGTGGCATATTCCCTCAACTTCTTAACGGGGGTATCAGGTGCCAGAATTTTACAAGGCAGTTCTTTATAACCTAACTCCTTGCAAGCTCGCAAACGTAAATTACCACAAACAACAATATATCTGCCATCATTGTAGGGAAAAACTATAAGTTCTCGAAGCTCAAGCATCTCTGGCGAATCCTGAATGCTTTTCTTCATCGCTTCAAAGCGGTAATCACGAAAAAAACGTGGATTTTTCGGCAATCCCGTGAGCTGCCCCTTATTAAAATCAAGTAGGCAGACTTGAATAATCTCTGTCATAACTAACTATATTAAAATCAACAACACAAAATCAACAACACAAACAGTCAGTAACAACACCTAATCATTTTTTCTATCATCGAACTCTATCTTATCTTTGATAAGCTGTTCAATGTCCTCACAACCAAATCTTTTTAAATAGGCAACAAGGTAAATTATCATCTCGGCTGCCAATTCTTCATCTTCCGAATATTTAGGAAGATTATCACTCCTATATTTAGAAGCAATATCGAATTTTCTCCAAACGGCTTCAATTCTTATGCTAAACGCTTTTCTTGAGCTATGCTCATTCATCTTAAAGCGCTTCCTCATGATATTCAAGCATCTCTGGGCAAACCTATTCAATGTTATCATATCGATCGGGTTAAATTGTTAGACTATGAATAATCTCACACGATTCTATTAGGTTGGTCTCTGATGCGAAACCAATGAACATATTCTTTATCTATCAGCATACTATTATTTATTTTGAGGGGTCTGTTGTATCTAAATATTTCCTGTACTCTAATTCTGTCTTAGCAAGATTGATTACGGTATTAACCCCTTGGAAAACTTGTTTTGCTTGGCTCACTTTACTAGGATCTTCTTTCACATCCTTAATTTGTTGAAGAACCAAATTCCTCAAATCTTGTAAAATGGTAGGGTTCACTGTAGACACCTTATTCAACCGTTCATTAGCCAACACGACAACTGTGTTTGTTATTGGCCGAAAACGATTCAATTTGGAAGCCAAATCAAACATACTAAATACCAATACTTTGCCATTATTCAAGTATATCTCAACTTCGGTACCATCATCACCGGTACCGTCACAGTAATTGAGAATTACAACTTCTTCATTCTGATAAAGGAATGGTTTATTAACCATTTCTTTCAATCTATCTATTGCTCCATCAGTCATGATTCATTCTTTTTTGTTGCTTTATTAATTTGTCTATTCAAAGCTCCTTTTAGCTTGATTAGGTACTGAACATCTTCCGGATATCGGGCATACAAAGAATTCTCTTTTTTTTAATTGTTCAGAACGACTAATCATGTAAAGGTTCTCAATGGAAACGTTTTGCCTGTTGCCATCCTTAAACTGAATATTATAACCAGGGGGGATTTCTCCATTATGCTCAATCCATACAAGCCGATGTTTAAGTTCAAAGACATTCGGTTCGGCAGTTTTCACTTCAATGTAACCGTCACGAGTTATGCGTTCATAACCGACTGGTTTATGATTTTTGGGGATATGTCCTTTCTTAAATCGAGTAGCTTTCGTTTTTGCCAATTGTTCCTCTGACATATATTCCGTTTGCTTACGTCCCTTGTTCATCGGTTGGTGGCCTTTGGGAAAGAAGCTTTTAGAAGCGCATTGAAATTTAAATTCTTTAGATTTAAAGAGCCGTAATTTAAATGCAATTCCATTTACAGCAGAATAAGTGGTACCTAATATCTGTGCTATTTCCTCATTAGTATGATTGGGATACAACTTTTTCAATTTATCAAGTCTCTCACTATTCCAAAACGAGATTCTCGGAGAGCGCCTAAGTTTTCGAATCAAGGCCTTTGTTTTAACAGCACTAAGTGTTTTATCAAGACGTCTAGCAAGTTCTTTTAAATCAGCAGTCGGGTACTCACTGTCAAGTATAGCAAGTTGTTCGCCAGTCCACGTTTTCATAAGTGCGTCAATAAAGAGAGGAAACCACTAGGCTTCCTCTGTGTTATCGTTATTTAGCTCTTTCAGTCTTTCTTTGAGCTTCTTTTCTTTCTTATCATATGAATCCGCAAGTTTCTTAGAGAGCGCTTTGAAATCATCCGGATATTGTTCTGCAAAAAGGATTTTCTGACACTTTTGCAAATAGGAGTAGAAATTCACATTATTCGATGATAAGCATTCAGCAATAAAGGCTCTATACCATTGGTGTCGGTCAGCTTGGTTGTTCTTGACATAATTTACAAAATCACTCTCACCATTCCATTTTTTCAAATTCAGTTTTTCAAGATAAGTACTGCTACAACCGCTAAGAACCAGCACATCAAAAACAAGTTGTTCATTTTCAGAGAATTCTTTTGTTCTCTGATAATATGTTTTCTCTTGCGCCCACTTACGCATTTCTTCAGCAGACTTCTCCTTGACTATATCCTTCGCTCTTTTTAATTGGGCGTTTATTTTTTCCCTTTCTATCTCTTTTAGATCGGCAACGGCGGAAGTAGAGGAAGCCGTTTCTTTTCTAACATAATAGAAACTAACGTTAAATTCGGGAGAATAATGTCCAAAAAATGAAAGACAACGATAAACTTCTCCATCTTCAAGCATTTTCAAAGTGCGTTCATCATCTTCTGAATACCAGCACTTACATCTAAAGATTTCATCAGGATCAACTATTTCAAATCCAAGTTGTTTAACAGCTTCCAAAGTTTTTTCATAGAAAACCTTTCTATCTTCTCCCCAATATGTATCGGGACGTCTAGCGATAATTACTGTTTTTCCAAATGAAAGAGGTTCGCCAACTTTAACAAGATGTTCATATTCTAGTTGAATTTTCCGCGTCACATAAGCAATCTGTTTTTTCTCATAGCAAGCAGCATTGATACATCTAGCATCCTTACTATTCATTTCATAGAACAAACAACCATGATTACACGTATTATTCTCACATTGAGAACATGATTTAATATCAGTATTTTCCCAATTATCGGAATCATCTTTAATCCAAGGTGCGTTACCAAGCTCCATGAAAGAATTACTCACAAATTCTCGAATCATAGCAGTAGTACATTGTTCTTCCTCCTCCTCATGAAACTCTTTTTGAGTATCTTCATCCAATTTAGAAAGAATCATAGCACCGGACAATGGTATATCTCCATTTCTTACCCGCTCTTTTAGTTCAGGAATAAGAGAATTCAATTTAATACGGTCAAAAACAAACCGGGTAGACTTTCCTATTTTAAGAGCAATATCTTCCAAAGTTCGTCCTTTTTCAGCCAACTGCGCAAAGGCAAAAGCTTCTTCGATGGGATCAACATCTTTTCTTTGAAGATTCTCGGTAATCATCGCTTCAAAAGCCTCATCATCTGTCATTTCTCTGACAATGCAGGATATTGTCTGAAATTTTTCCGACTTTTTTCGATGGGCTTTGATTTTTGCAACATTCGCTTCATCTTCCTTTGCTTTCAAAAGTGACACAGCCCGGAAACGACGCTCACCGCAAACAATTTCGTATGTGTAAGGTAGTGGGGTAACATCTCCGGTTTCTAGGTTAGTCATCTCCTCGGATTTAGCAACTCTGACAGTGATAGGTTGCAATAAACCTTGCTTTTCAATGTTGCTTGCAAGCTCTTCAAGAGCTGCTTCATCAAAAGTCTTTCTCGGATTCAAAGGAGAAGGACTGATAAGGTCAATTCTAATGTTTTGTACTTCCATAATTTAATTATATTGGTTTGACTTCTAATTCATTACATCAGTAAATTTATCGTAAAATGACAAGTTATGCAAACAGAAACTTCGCCATTTTAACGCCATTTTCATGCGGGCTTATTACGTATTTGAATGAAGCCACGTTTTTCCGTTTCCCGAAGCAATTCCATATCTTCCTCACGGATATAACAATCCGTTTCACCATTAACAGTTGTGTGATTAGGAATACCAAAACGCTCCCGTATTCTTCTTTTCACTTCAGGAATATCTTCAAGTTTGATATGCCTAGTGTTCCAGTAAATTGTCACCTTCTGCTTCTTGTTTGCCATTTTCTCTTTTGTTTAGATAAGAGATTATTTCATTTGAGAGACTTAACGCTTTAGCAGCTTCTTCATCTCCTTGCCCAACTCTAAGTTTGAGTTCGTTCCGGTATTCTTCATACGACAAGCCACTTGTATAGTTCACTTCCTCCGACAAATTCTCTTTATGAAAATTCCATGACTGATTATCAGCAACAGCACAACGTTCTTTATTGTATTCACGAAGCCAACTCATGATGACCTGACCATCAATTCTATTATAGATATTGCCATATTTCATTTTCATTGCGTTCTTGAAACACAGTTTAAAATCATCAGTTTTCATATATGGATATTCTTCAATGATTAAATCTACTGTAGTAGCGACTTGTGTAGCCGACATTGGATTACCGACATTGAAAAACTCCAAGGCATCAGCTATCAATATGACCAACACTGCTCTGGCTTGCGGCTCACCAAACTTTCTTATAATAGTGCCAATAGAAGGTTCATCACTTTGAAATACATCTTCAACCTTCTTGGGGCATAGAGCTTTGCAATAGTTTTTCGGCGAGGTCCGTAAGACTGCTAACCGATTCTCTTCTTGTGGCCGCAGTATCAGTTCGTTTTCCATTGTAATTTCCTTCTAAAATTTTAGTAAAATTCGCAGACTTGAATATCCAGTCAAAAGTGCACCTCCAATTTTTATCGTTTTGTCCAAGCAAGAAAGGACTGTCTAAAACCAATTGGAACACATCGAATACAGCTTGCTTCCCGTATTGTGCGACACGTGCTTTAATAGCTTTCTTTCGTTTTGCATCTATGGACTTTATAGCAGGAAGTTTACCTTTAAACGTGGAATTAAAATAATCCATTAGCCCACCCCAATCAATCTTTTCCTCGGGGAACAAAGAAAGCTCGTCTTTCTTTGATTCTCCTTTAGGAGAAGTTTCTTTCTTTTTTAAATGAGAATCATTATCATCTACATAATCATTATCATATTCATTATCATTATCGGGTTTTGTGGGTTCTTTTGGGTTTCCAAATAACCCAGTGGGTTTTGTGGGTTCTTTGGGTTCTTTTGGGTTTTCACTTTTCGGACGTCCCCCCTTAGAACCATTGCTCTTATTCCTTTCCACAATAGACATATACTTTTCAGTATCCCTGTCTATATCTATCTTTATAAAGTTGAAAGCAATATTTGCCATAGGTTTCAACCCCCGAAGATTTCCCGTTGTCGCATACTCAATTATGCTTTCGTAAATCTCCAGCCTGACATCATCCGGCAAATCCTTGATTGCTTCTCTCCACCCTTTATAAAAGATGAATGAATTTCTTTCCATATTTTAAGGGATTGTACTCCGATTAGTAATAAAACTCACAGACCTTTTGCTTCCTTCAGTTTTTTCGCTTCTTCCTTGTAATGAGTAATCAGCTTTTCTAATTGAAAGTCACTAAATTGCTTAGAAACATTTTTCTTGGCTTCCAGGAGTAGCACATTTCGTTCACCATACTTGGCAACTAGACGTCTGCGATAATCCTGAATATTTCCTTCCATGAAGCGGTTACAATGTGAACATTGAGCATTGCAGTTCATTTCATCAAAGCGAGTACTCATGTGTTGGCGGTTGATGTAATGACCGCAATCTGCTTTATTGAAAGGCTTTATTTTACCACATGAAATACACTGAAAATATCCATTAGGCATCGTATCACGATAACGGATGAATAAACTAAATATTCTGTCTAGTTCATTGACAAGATCAGGTTTCTTCTTGACCTTAACACCTTCTACCTCGAAAAGAGGCTTTTTCTTTTCTTTCTTCTTGTAATTTCTCCACATGATAATTAAAATACTACATTGGTTAATTGACGGCCACGACTCATTATACACCATTTTCCCTTTTCAGGCTGTTCTATGCGTAACTCTTCAACACGCCCAAAGCGCCGGAAATTCCCACTCAAATCAACAACCCAACCCTCTTTACCTTGGCAGGGACGAATGACACGACCGACCATTTGATAATAGAGGGAAAGGGATTTGGTTGGACGTGCAAGAACAACCGTATCAAGCTCCGGGTAATCGAATCCGGTTGTAAGTACGCCGACATTAGCAACAACTTTTATTCTTCCATCTTTAAAACCTTTCAGAATTCGTGCCCTTTCTTCCTTTGGAGTAGAACCGCTAACGATCGCACAATTAGGAATTTCGGAAGCCAGTTTTTCAGCTTCACGAATAAACCTCGTGAATATTAAAATACCTTTGCGTGGTATGCCCGATTTGGGGTTCAACAGACGTTTTGTCCATCCAACTATATCTTTGTATATGTCCACACGTTCAAACTCTTGCAGAAGACTTTTTTCATCGTAATCTGCACCAGTAGAATTAGTCCTGACTCTACTTAAATCCAACTTTGTAATATCATAGTATTTCAAACTTGCGAGAAATCCTTTAGCAAGTAGTTCACTCACCTGACAGTGATAAATAACATCAGTGAAAACCTTTGGCCGGGTACGAGTTATAAATTTAAGCATAGCACCACCTCTTCCTGAACATAATCTGTAAGGAGTCGCTGTCAGCCCAATAACTTTCCTTTGCTCATCTTCAAAGAATTCCTTATACATTCCTTTCTCCGGATTCACTAAATGACATTCATCAATCAGAACGTGCTTGAAATGTTTGAAGAAACTCATGTGTTTCATCACACTACCAATCATAGCGAACGTAATACGATTGATATCCTTTCTTCCGGCAGAAGCTGAATAAACTCCACAATCGAATATGCCGTATGATTGAAGTTTCGCAAAATTTTGTTCGAGTATTTCCTTGCTAGGCTGGAACACTATCAGCGGCCCGTCTATCCGTGCAGCTATATTGGCAATGACAAGGGACTTCCCGGCACCAGTGGGAAGAACTATCACGTAGTTTTTCTTTTCCTTGGATTTAAAAACGCTGACCGCTGCATCACTAGCACTTTTTTGGTAGTCTCTTAACTGGTATGTCATAATTTGATGTGATATTTATGAACTTTCGAATGACAGTCACCACAAAGGGTAACGAGACAATCAAGATGTTCAAGTTCATGACCAACGATTGATTTTCCGTTAACCTTGTATGTTTTGTGGTGAATCTCTAAATTGAAGTCTTTACCGCACATCTGGCATTTATGTCCGTCCCTAATACGAATTTTACGCTTGGCTTCTTCCCAATCTGGATTATTCACAAGTCGCTTCACATAGTTGGACTTCCTGCCTTTTTTGTGCTGCAATCTACTCATCGTCTTCCGGTTCTTCTTCAGGAAGTTTATCAGACAGGTCTTCTTCGAACTTGTCCCCATAATCTTCTGTATCATCAATAGGGCGTTCTACTTCAGGATATTCAATACCAAACAAATCAAGCATCGCTTTTCTGTTTCGATCTTCCTGTGCCCAAAGAGAACGTTTGTCCCAATCAGGAATTTTTTCAGCTTTCACAAGCTTAAACTCACCGTTCACCCATGAATAATACAGGAAATATCCATCAAGAGCAAACCGGATCGTATTCTTACTTGAAAGATGATACTCCCTCGTCCCCTTTTTGACCTCGGCAGCCAGGTCTTTAATTTCAGTCTTAATAGAAGCTAACCTGTCTTGTGCATCACTCTTAATTTTTTTCGCACGTTCAATGGCTTCCAACAGTTCACGTTCGCGTTTGGGGACCTCATTCTCTTGCTTGATGCAATACTCTTCACGAATTTCGGAAATCTCAAATTCATCCAGTAAACGTTGTGTCACCTCACTTTCAGGGAATGTAGCATTGAAATGCTCATTCACCAACTTTATCAATTCATCTACATTCGTAGAACCCTGAAATAAAACAGGGGGAAATTTTTCCCGAATAGAATCGGGAACTACAAACTCGATTGTCTCGGGTTCGTAGTTTCTCAAATTTGCAATCATAAATTATAAAAGGATTAATTAGTACCGGTTTTGGTACTCATGAATAAAATCTAAGTAATGCTGGTCTTCAGGCAATGGAAGTGTAATACCAAACTCGGTGGCCGCATCTATTTTCACGCTTTCCATGAAATTATGCATCTCTAAAGTATTAAGTTTACTTGTTCCTCGCACAATAGTTTCCACTTTACCATTCACATGAACCTGTTTCACAAGAAACTTCTTACAATACAAGTCATGTATATCCTGAACTCCAGCAGCAGTGCTCCAATACTCTTCACCTGTGTATTCACGCAAACAGGCACCAATACACTGAAACCATTTCCACATGAGAGCATTTTGATTTAATGTTCTCGGCTGTGTTTTTTTCTTAATGGTTACAGTGTATTCTCCATTACGAAGTGTGCTGCACATGAACTCGAAAGACTTATCCATTTGGATTTTGCCATCTTTCTTCGTCAATGTTGCTTCCATAACCTATCAGAATGGCAAATCGTCCTTGGTCGGTGGTGGCGGTGGCGGGCACTCATTCACCGCACTTCGAGTCTGATTATTGGTGTGTTCCGGAAGAGGTGGCGGTGGTGGCGCTTGTTGAGGCTTAACAGAAAGCATCTCCATATTATCAACAAAAAGTTCTGTAATATACCGTTTAATTCCTCTGCTATCATCATAACTCCGAGTTCTTATCTTTCCTTCCAGATACAACTTGTCTCCCTTATGGACATACTTCTCAACAACATCGGCAAGACCACGCCAAACAACAATATTATGCCATTCAGTTCTTTCAGGAACCTGTGTTCCATTGGCAAGGGTATAACCTTTTTCAGTGGTGGCAAAGGAGAAAGTGGCCACTTTAGAACCAGCTTCCAAAATTCTAATATCGGGGTCTTTGCCAACATGCCCGATAAGCATCAATTTGTTTAAACTCATGATTTATCCTCCCTTATTGTTACACGGATACTATCAGCTTTAGGAACTGTTTTGATATACTTAGAATATAATTCCGGATAGTCAGCCTGAAACTTTTTAGTATCAAAATTGTCACTCGTAGAAGCGGGTGTATAACTAACTCGCAATCTTCCGGCATCCCATGACTTGACACCATTCTCACGCATAGCAGTTTTCAATTTTGCCTTATAATCTTTCTGAATCTTGGTTAGATCTGCAAGTTCTTCCTCAATCCCGATTATAGTATTTACAAGCTGCATTGGAATAAGTAACTTGTCATCATCAGGGGCAGGAACGGGAAGATTGGATAGATATTGCTCACCCTTCTTCTCGCATTCCATTAACTTCTTGACTTCTTTATCAGACTTACGGCTAATTTCAACAAATTCATGTTTATTACCACGCAACCAAGTGCTAAACAATTTATCAACTTTGAGTAATGGATTTTGAAGTTCAAAGAAATAAGCATAGATTGACAACTGCCAACTTAAATACTCCTTATCAAGATGAAGGGTAGTTTTGATGTCAACAAGACTAATTCTACCGGCTTTCTCCCAAACACAATCTATATTCGATGCAAAGTATTCGTTATCAGAAACGGTATATTCATTGGCAAGCGCCTTATATCCGGCATTTACCCTCATTCTGATATAATTCTCTGCTTCAATACTTTCAGGAGGTAAGCCTGTTACATCAGCAAACTGGCATTGAGCATGAATAAGGCTACCCTTCTCTGCAGCTCTCTTCAATACAAAATCGGGGACATCTTTATATTTGTCAGGGAACAACTGCCGGCTAATCATACCGGTTATACCTTGCAACTGTTTTTCACCGAGCATATAAGTGTGGTTTTCCTCATTGAAAACCACACTGGATTTCACTAATTCTATCATTATTATCAATTTCTAGGAGGATACGTTTTCTGCATGTCAATAGTTATGTTTCTGAACTCCTTATTATTGTGAAGTTCGGGATGTTCAGCCCAAACTCTCTCAAGCTCTTCGCGGCTTTTAACACCAGTCATTTGTTTAATTGCACGATCTAGGTCTACACCAGTATATACTTTGCCCGAAGCGTTTGAAGCAGAAACATTGGGAGCATATACTTTTTCCTTTGTATTACCATAAGCAAAACGAACGCGGTTTTTATTGTCCACAATAACAAGTAAAATAATCTCCTTTTGCTCGTTATAACCAATCTCTTTTACACTGAATTTGGTGTATAGAGCAGGAGAACCTGTTTTGCTCTGATATATTTCATTTTTCTCAAGTGGAATCCAAATGAAAGGACCCGTATAAAGTTCACGCCCAATTCCCCAGTTAAATCCTGCACGTTTAAAGGCGTCCGAAGCCTGCCCTTTCTCTTTTTCTGTGCTAGATTCTGTCCCAACATCCTGTTTACTCACCCATTCCTTCTTTTCATTATCCCAAATGGACAACGTACAGAATAGATTCCCATTAACGACATCATGGTGCCGTTTCCAGTTCATTTCTCCGAACACTTCATCAAGTATTCTCATGTCTACTCGAGCATCCTTGTATAATAGCAAGGAGCAGCCCGAACCGTCCGGTTTCATAGTACCAACCCTACATTCAATTTCAGAAGCTAGAAGCGGTCTGATAGAATTTTTCTTCTTCTCTTCATTCTGAACCGTTGATACAGTGTTTTTTCTCGCTGTCATAATTCTAATTTAATGGTTTGACTTTTAGTTCATTACATCAGTAAAGGTAATCGTTATTGACAAGTTTAGCAAACAGAAACTTCGCCATTTTAACGC